CCACACACGCCCCACCGGCCCGCCACTAGGCCCCGTCCACTACTGAACCACCGGTCAGTAACACCACCGCCCGTACTGAACAACCAGTCAGGAGCAGCACCCGTGACCAGCAACAACACCCCCGACCCGCTCGCCTACGGACCCACCGGCGTCCCCTGCGGCTGCGGCAAGGATGCGCACTCCAATCTCGTCACCTGCCAGCCCGACCCGCTTACCGGCCAGCAGCTCGACGACATCGACGCGTGGGCCAACAGCCCGCTCGGCCCCGGCGTGGCCGCCGAACAGCGGCTCTTCGCCTCGCTGGTCGCCGAAGTCCGCCGCCTGCGTACCGAGTCGGAGCGCCGCACCGAGGACCTCGCGGCAGCCGACAATCCGACACCGCTCCGCTGGGGCCTCAACGACGTTCTGTGGGGCGACGACGACACCGTGACCGTGCTCCTGTCCGGGCCCGGCGGTGAGCCGTACTGGTTGGAGCTGGATCTGGAGCGGGCCGCCGTGTTGCGGCAGGACTTGGCCGGACCGCCCGCCGAGGAGCAGCCGGCCGTCGCCGAGTCCGAGACCTGCGGGAAGTGCAAGCAGCCGTTCGACCCGGCCGACACCCGCTTCGACGGCCGCGGCCGCTACGCCTCCACCCCGTGGTGCCGCGGCGGCGTCGACCGCTGCCACGACAACGAGAGCGCCGATCACCGGTGCGTCATCTGCGCCTGACCCTGCCGACCACCACCACACCCGTACACCCGGCAAGGAGCCACACCCGTGAGCAAGCGTTACCCGCCTGGCGCGCCTGTCGCCGTCTACCCCGGAAACGGTCACCGCCCCGAAGCCCACTGGCACGGCGTCGTCCTCCACCACCACGACAACGGCGTCGGAGGACTCCTCGGCCTGACCGACGTCCGCTGCACCGACCCGCACGGGTTCCTCAACCAGCGGATCGACCACGTCACCACGGTCGAGACGAAGACGTTGCGCCTCGCAGCCTCTGACGAGCCCGAGCAGACCGCGCTCTTCGACCCCACGGCCTGACCCGCACAGCACCGGCCGCCCCGCGGGACTCGGGGCGGCCGGCCCGGACATCCTCTCGCACGATCAAGGAGCCACACCATGACCGAACAGCCCGACCCGCGTATCGCCGTCCTCTCCGCGTTGTCCTCGCCTGGCTGGCATCCCGTCCCGGAAGCGCACGGCATGCCGTGGGATGAGGCCGTGGCGCTGCTCGACGCCTACGACGCATCCCGGGCCGCTGCGCCTGCCGCTGCACCGTCTGCGCCCGCCGACCGGGCCACACTTCGCGACCGCATCGCCGCCGCCATCTGGGAGCGGCAGAACCCCGGCCGCCACTGGGTCGACTGCGAGTACCGGTGGCGTGCCGACGCCGAGGCAGACGCCGACGCGGTGCTGGCCGTGCTGCCCGAGCCCGCCGACGATGCCGCAGGCGTGGCCGAGGCAATCCGCAGCTTCCCCTTCGACAACTTCGGCATGGACGACGTGTCGTTCGCCCTCGAAGACGACCCCGAGGCGCAGGAGTGGGTGCCCGCGCTCGCCGACGCGGTGTTGTCCGTGCTGCCCGCGACCACCGACCAGGCGGCCGAGGTCGCCAACCTTCGCACCATGTACGACGCGGCCAGCGCACGCGAGAACGAACTCATCGACGAGCGGGACAAGCTGATCCGGTGGCACCGAGAGGACGGCGAGAACGGCGCCAAGATGCTCGGCACGATCAAGCGGCTCCGCGCCGAGTTGAAGCAGCAGCCCGACCGTGCCGCGATCTTGCGGGAGGCCGCCGAGATCGCCGACCGGCTGATGGACGAGCGCTACGGCCCCGACTGCTCCTACGCCATCGGCGGCCAGGACGTGGCCCGCGAGCTGCGCCGCATGGCCGACGAGGCGCAGCAGCCCGAGACGCAGGCCGCGCGGCGGGTCCTCACACCGAACGAGCACGACCGGGCCTGGCACGCCATCGAAGGCGCTGCTGGCGATCCCGGCGCGGACCCGGGCACCGTCCTCAACGCTGTCCTGCGTGCGCTCCGCATCGACGCCCCCACCGCCGAGGATGAGCAGGCTGCCAGCCCCCGCCGCAAGGCCGACGGGACGCGACAGGACGAGACGCTGCCCGCCGAGGCTCCGGCGCGCATCGACCGCATGCGCCCCGAGTTCACCGACCACGCCAGCGTCGAGTCGATCGACGTCCAGCTTCGGCGAGCCCGCTCGCACCTGCGCCGCTGGCATCTGCGGGTCGAGTGGCTGATCAGCCTGCGGCAGGCCCGAGTGGAGCAGAAGGAGCGTGGCGAGTGGCCCGCCGCCGTGTCCCAGCCCGGCAAGGAGGCCTGACCATGGCCACCAACCCGAACACCGGTGGCTTCACCGGGATCAGCCTCGCGGGCACCTGGGAGTGCGGCAACTGCGGCGCCACCGGCGACGGCTGGTACGACGAGGACGACGGCCTTGTCCTGCACGACGAGAACGGGCAGCCCTTCGAGTCCGACGACCACGTCTGCGGGGAGCCGTCGTGATCGCTGAGGCCATCGACACCGCCTGATCCGCCGGCCCGCCTCCGCCGACGGGGGCGGGCCGCAACCCCACACCACCACGAACCCTGGAGGAACCGCATGACCACCCGCATCTTCACCCGCGCACAGCTCGAAGCCTGGGACCTGCCGGGCGCCTGGGCTGACGACTCCCCGGAGATCCTTTACCGCGAGCAGGTCGACGCCCGCCGTTGGGTGTCCGTCCATGAGCTCGTCTTCCGCGCCCCCGACGACGGTCTGGCGTACCGCGTCTTCTACGAGCAGGGCCTTACCGAGGACCAGGACGACACCGACCCGTGGAACGGCGACGACGAGATCAAGGCCACCGAGGTGGAGCAACGCCCCGTCGTCACCCGGCAGTGGCGTGACGTCAACGCCCCGGCCGATCCCGGCCTCGACCTCGTGCTGCCCGCGTGGGAGGCCATGTACGAGCCGGGCAACGTCTCCGACTACCTGATCGGCTACGCCAACTCCGAGGCCGGAGCGAAGGGCGCAGCGGAGGCGTGGCTGCGATCCGAGAAGGACGAACCAGGCCGACTGGAGTGGGTGCCGCAAAACCCGGTGGACGGCTACGACACGGAGTTCGAACTCGTTGAGCACCACGACGACGGCATCGACACCGGGCCCGGGATCACCGTCCGGCACCGCACCCAGCGCCCCACGACCTGACCCCGCCCTGCCGCCCCTGCGCCGTGGGGGCGGCACCCCGCACCGAAAGGCACCACCGATGACGACCCGGATTCTGCGGCTGCTGGTCGACGAGGAGTTCGGCCGCCTGCTCGCCCTGTACGTGCGGCGGGGCGAGAAGCCTCGCGGCGCCCTGCTGATCGCGCTCCGCCTGCGGGCGACCGCCGACGGGCTGCTCCTGCCCAACGGGCGGATCAAGAACGGGGGTCGGCCGTGACCGCCCCGTCGTCGGCGCCCCGCGGCGAGCGTGCCGGAACGCCGGGCGCCGGCTGGGAGACGGAACTCCGGTCACTGGGCGAGCAGTACGTGCCCGACGGCCAGCCGGAGCCGTCCGCGAACCGGGCGGCACGACGGGCGGTGAGACGCGGCCAGAAGCGCTCAGATGGCCGCACGGCGCTTCGGCAGGGTCCGGATGGGGCCGAGGGCGCCCGAGAAGGGCCCTGGGTGCCTCTCTCGCGGCCGAAGTCCCCGCAGCGGTCCGGGAGTCGCACCGAGCCTGAGAACGCCAGCGAGAGCCCCAACCCCGCCCCGCCGACCCGAACGGAGACCCAATGACCCCCGAACCGCCACCACTCAAGCAGATGCTGCACCTCGTCGACCGGGCCGAACGCGGCGTCATCCTCCCCGCCGAAGCCGCCCGACTCCGCATCGCCATACGGGCGTTGTACGCCCGCGCCTACCCGCAGACCGAGGAGACCGCAGCGTGATCCAGTCCGGCCAGACCTACCGCTCCTGCGACCCGCGCGGCGGCCCCCGCATCCGCATCACGTCGTACCGGCCCGGTGACGCCCGCGCCCACGTCGTCAACGCCTACGACGGCAAGCGGTTCCGGCAGATCCTCGTCAGCCAGCTGCACGCCACCGACAACACCAGCACCGGAGCCCCGAGGCGCACCGGCTACGCCCTGGAGACGCCGTGACCAACCAGACCCCAATCACCCCGCAGCAGCCCGCCACCGCCCCCGTGCCCGCCCAGGACGCCCCCGGCGGTCCCGGACGGCAGCCGGACGCCCCGGAGACGCCACTGGCCGCCCTGCAGCGCCTCCAGCGTCTCCGCGGCCAACTCGCCGCCGAGCACGCCAAAGCGGTCCGCGCCGACCAGCAGCCGCGCCCCGACCTCGACCACCTGCGCGTTACCCCGCACAACGGGATCGCGGCCGGACTGGAGACGGCGATCTTCTTCGTCGAACACCACCTGCGGGAAGTCGGCGAAGAGGCCCGGATAACGCCGGACAACCCCGCGACCAGCAGCGACACGGCGGACAACTCGCTGCGGGAGCGGCTTGCGGCGGCCGTCGAGTCCGAGATCTACGAATACCGCGAACGCACCATGTTCTGGGAAGAGACCGGCGGCGTCACCGAGGAGATCGCCAGACTCGCCACACGCGGCGCGATGACAACCCTCGAAGCCGCCCTCGACATCGGCGACGCGGAGGCCATCCTCGACGAGCCCGCGGCAGCCGCAGCGACCCAAGCGACCGACGAGCCCGGCCTGTACGAGAAGGTCGCCGGCATGTTCAGCGGGCCACTCCCGCCACCCGCAGACGTACCGCCCGCCGTCGCTTTGACGTGCAGCCTCGCGCAGCTGCGGCAGACGCATGACCCGCACGCGTGGCAGCCGCAGCCGGGCATGCGGCACGTTCAATGCCCCGGATTCGCGCACGTTCCGGCAGGGACCGAAGAGACCAAAAGTCAGGAGCAGCCGTGACACGACGACGCCCCCGGCCGGGATCCGGCGCGGGGGCGTTCTGCTGCGTCTAGAACTGCCCGGTGCAGGCGAGGCAGATCGTGCGGGAACTCCAGTCCGCCAGCGAAGCCTGATACGCCTGCACACCCTGGTACATGAACACGCCGTAGACGAGGCCGCCCACCGTCACCAGCAGGCCGAGCAGCACCGCACCCGACACGGCGACCGCGATCCCGCCGATCGTCGCCAACAAGGCGATCCAATAGCTGGCCTGCACCTCACCCGGCGGCGCGTACTGCACCCGCAACGGCGACTCCGCCGGCAGGGACTGCCAGTAGTGGGACAGGCGTTCCACGTTCGTCGACGAACACGACTTGCACTGCATTCCAACCCCCGACATCCACCCAGCACCTGACGGCAGATTGGCCAGCCGGGGCAGGGTCGGCAAGCAGTACCGGCGGGTCTGTGAGCGGGGCCGCAAGCGGGACGCACCGAGAGCCCCACCTGCATCAGATGGGGCCCTCGGGTGACGGTGCGGCTACAGCTCCGTCAGCTCGTACATCTCCGGCAGCGGTCCGAGCGGCACGCCGATCACCCGCCCGAGCATCGCCCGCGCCACTGTGTCCCGCTCGAGGCGCGGCCGGCCCGGCGGCATCGACAAGACCAGGCTCCCGTCCGGCAACTGGACCAGGGCGCCGATGAAACCGGGGTCGGTGATCTGCGACAGGTGGAGCTTGACGTCCAGCTCGAGGAGTAGGTCGTCGAGTGGTGCGTTCAACAGGTGGGCGGCGGTGATTGTCTGGCGTGCCGCGGGTGCTAAGGCAGTAGCATTCACGTGAGCTCCTTTTGACGAGGCGAGCTTGAAGATCGGCGAGTTAGCGCTCGCTGGTTCGAATCGGCCCGGTGTTGACGCACCGGGCCGTTCGCTGTTTCAGGCACCGAGTGCCGCGATCGCCTCCCTCAGATCGGTGGCCGTGTGCCAGTGCTGGAATCGTGGCGCCGACAGCATCGAGCCGACACGGTGGGCGCGCTTGTTGATCCAGCTGATCTGGTCCTCGACGGGGAGCGCCAGCACCGGGGCTATCGCCTCGGCCGCCGCCTCGACCTCGCCGAGTTGAACCTGGGCGGTCGCCAGGTAGATGTGGCACAGCCGCTCGTCATCGAGGGAGCGCTGCTCCGGAGGCATCTGCTCCCACGATGCGATAGAGGCCTCGGCCTCGGTCGCCGCGGTGCGCGCGTCGTCGCCGCCGTCCAGCCAGATCAGCGAGGACGCGGCGTAGTAGCGCTGCTTCGTCTCCGAGAACTCGAAGAGGCCGGCCAGCGAATCGGGGCGCCGGACGCGCTCGCGTGCCTGCTCGGCAAGGTGCAGGGTGCGGTTGGCGGCCTTGCTGTCGCCGAGGTTCGCCAGGCACTGGACTTCACCGCAGAGGAGCCGCGCCTCCCCGGTGCCGGGAACGTCGCCGGCGTACTGGAGGCCGTCGCGGACGTAGTCGAGGGCGATGCCGTAGTCGCCGTTGAACCGCGCGATCAGGGACTGGGTGCCGCGTACCCACATCAGCAGCTCAGTGTCGCCTGCGTACTGGGCGCAGCGGCCCGCGGCGCGCGCGTGCTCTAACGCGGCGTCGGCGTCGCCAAGGTCGAGGGCCGCGTAGGCGAGGATGCCGGAGAGTCGTCCGGCGGCGACGTAGAGATCAGCCCGCTCGTTCGGGGCGTGGCGGTAGTCCTTGAGGCGCTGGAGCGCATCGCGGCGCAGCGTGTCGGCTCGGAGCAGCATCGGCGCGGGCGCCTGGGCGAGGTAGTCGACTGCCGTCTCTTCGACTCCGGCATGCAGCTGGTCGAGTTCCAGGTCGGCGAGCGCCATGAGGTCGCGCGAGGTGGCGAGTGACGCAGCCAGGGTTTTTCGGGTAGCCGCCTGCTCCTGTCGCTGTGAATGCTCGCGAAGGTATTCGGCGACAAGCGCACCATTTGCACGCAAGGCGCTGTCTGCGGCTTCTGCCAGTTCCGCCGTTGGGGCTCGCCGTCCCGCTTCCACGTGGTGGATGTGGGTGCGGTGCATGAGGATTTGGGTGGACAGGTCAGCGAGGGTGAGTCCGGCGTCTTGCCGGTGTCGGCGGAGCTCCGTTCCGAAGGTCATGCCGGTAATCCTGTCGCCGCGTGCGGACTGTGCGGAGGGGGTTACTGTTGTCAGATTCGCCTGTTGCCGATTGACAACAGGCTGAATCTAGAACGGCACTCAGCGAGATGGTGCGCTGAGTTCATGAGGAATTACTGCTCGGACTCTTTGCTCTCGTTGCCTTTTGGTGTCGCCTTTTTGGCGGGCCCTCTTCGAGGCTTGTCGCGCTCACGGAAGAACTCCTCTACGGGTTCCCAGTACATGAGCAGGTTCCGTCCGGACTTGAGGTATCCATCGGGCGGGATGGGCCAGTCCGGGTCGGTCATCGCGATATGCCGAACGCCCTGTCTCGTGATCGAGCCCTCGATGATCTTCCGCTCAACGAGGCGCCTGGCGATCTCCGTGAACGTGACCAGGTCGGGCATCCCTCCTTTCTCGCCGTCAGTGTTCATGTCCGCATTCTCCCCTTCGCTGCCTACTACTTGTCAAGGCGTAAGAAGTCCTCTACTGTCGAAGACGAACGAAGCCCCGACCGGTGGTTGCACACCAAATCGGGGCTGCTCAACAGCCCTCCCCGGTGGTTGCACACCGGAGAGGGCCTGCCCGACCAGGTGGTTGCACACCCGGTCAGGACATCCGGAACCGCCTGAGCTACCAGGAGGACCAGACATGACAGATCGTACTGTCGATCTGACCAGTACCGGAACCGGCCTGCTCGACGCACCGATGTCGCCGGCCGACCGCCTGGCCCACGACTCCGCCACCCACGTGACGTGGAGGGCCCGCGAGAACTACCTGCGCGGCCTGAACGTCAACGGCCGCATCCGCACCGCAGGCGACCAGCTGCTCGCCGACATGGCCAGCCGGTGGGCGCTCATCGAGGTCACCGTCGAGTACGTGTCGCCGGTAGCCCCGGACGGCACCATCGTCCTCGTGGTCGCTGGTCGCGACCGGCAGGGTGAGGCCCTCGTCCAGATCGACGCCCAGGACCGGGCCGAAGCGCTCGACTGGATGGACCGCGACTACGCCTCCCTCCTCGGCAAGGCGACCGTCCTGTACGGGCAGCCCGCACTGGACCTGCGGCGCGCCACCCTCGCCCAGCCGCAGAGCGTGAAGGCGGTGGCGTGATGGCCCGCCGGTTCAAGGACATGCAGACGCCGGAGCAGCAGTATGCGGCCCGTCAGGCGCCCGCGCTTCGACGGATCGCTTACCAGGCTGAGCAGCAGGCCGAGGCGCACCAGATGAGCGCCGACGTGTACGGGCGTAGCGGCCGGGACTACTCCGACCCGCAGAAGGCCGCGCGTGCCCAGCGGGAAGCCGACCGGCTGCGCGACCGAGGCAGGGGTTTGCGGGCGTCGGCGAACCGTGCCGAAGCCGAGGTCAAGCCGAAGCCGAAGCGGCGGTGGTTCTGATGGCGCAGAAGATCCTCGCCGCCACCCAGGCCGGCCACCCGCGCGGCAGCTGGCCGGCGGAGGAGCAGGCGAAGCAGTTCCGCGACCAGGGCATCCCGGTGACCGTCGTCATGGACCAGGACAGCGACCGGTTCCTCGTGGTCTCGGACGAGGGCGACCAGCGATGACCGACGCCGAGTACGCGGAGCTGCTCCGCAAGCTGCGCGAGCAGAACCACCAGTCCGAGACCCGGCCGAAGTAGCGGCCCCAAGACCGCCGCGGCAGCGGTCCGACAATCCCCCCGTCCCGCTGCCGCGGCTCTCCACCCCGCACCACCCCTCCCATTCCGATTGACCACGTGAAGGGCACCCCCATGTCTCCCTACATCCTTTCCGACGCCGATCTGGCCACCAAGACCCAACTGGCGAAGCTGCGCCGGGCCCGCACCACGGTCGCCGATGCGATGACCGAGCTGTTCGGCGACGACTTCACCCGCGCCCTCTACCGCGAGACGACTTACGCGGTGCCGGACTTGGAGCGGCAGACGTGCCCCGACCACCACGACTGGCGGACGCACTGCCTGCCCCTGCACCTCAAGGCCGCCTGAACTCCCCACCTCCCCACCCCAACCCGAGAGGAACTCATGACCACCGCCATCGCCTCCCGCACGTTCACCGACGCCGACACGGCAGCCGCCGTACAGATCGCCGCAGCCGAGCCCCGGTTCTGGAACGGCCCGTCCGGCGAGCCGGCGACCGGAGAGCAGATCGCCCGCCACGTCGATGCCGTCCTGGCGATCCTGTCCGAGCGCGGCTGGGCCCGCGTTCACGGCGACCCGGACCCGGAGCCGCCGGGTGTCGACGAGTCGATGTCGTCGAAGGGCCTGCTCCTCGGTTTCCTGCGCTGGGTGCTCGACATGGCCCGCGACTCCGGCCCCCTCACCCTGGCGATCGCCATGCTGCGGGTGCAGGACGCGGTAGGCGACCAGGACACCTACTCGGCGGCCGGCCGCGTCATGGACGCCCTGCTCCGGGCCCGCACCGGCGCCCTGTACGTCAGCCACACCGCGTGGGCGGGGAAGCAAGGCCGCACCTTCGACGAGGTGCGCGACCTGCTGGAGACCGCCGCCGTATTCGCCCGCACCCACGGGCCGGCGGCGACGGCCGCCGCCTGATGGCCAAGCCCGCCCCGCCTGGCGAGTGCGGGCAGTGCTGGCAGCACGCCCACGACCCGAGCATCCACCGCCGGCTCGCCCCCCGCGAGGACTGCCCGCAATGCGTGGACCACATGATCAACGGCCACGGTGCGCACCTCGTGCCCAAGAAGAAGTCCAGCTGGTGGTGACCGACCGGCCGCCACCGTCCACCGCATCGAAGGAGACCCATGGCGATCAAGAAGCGTGACCGGGTGACCGTCACGTCCAGCCCGGACGCGCCCGGCCTGGTCGGGCGAACCGGCGAGGCCTGGCCGACCGGCGACGGACGGGTGCAGGTCGACGGCATCCGCGACCCGCAACTCGACCTGGCGCTCGGGACGCCGACGTTCACCGAAGACCAGCTCCGCAAGGCCTGACCGACTGCCCGATCCGCCCGTCTCGCACGGGCGGTGAGGGGAACCGCTCAGCGTTCCAACCCGACCCGAGGAGAACCGCATGCCGAAGTTCAACACCGTCGCGAAGGTCACCGGCCGCGACGGCACCACCCGCGAGGTCACCGGCACCGTCCAGAACGACAGCCCCCTGTACGGGCACGACAGGGCCCGCAACGACGCCGCCGACCAGCTCAGCAAGAACATCGCGTCCGGCGAAAAGGTCGACACCAACAACATCCAGGTCCGCTACGGCCACTGACTCTCAATCACCCAGCGAGGAGCCTCCCGTGCACGCCTATCTGATCACTGCGAAGCCTGGCCGGCCGACGCGTGCCGTCCGGTTCGTGGGCCGGTGGACGGTGCGGCTCCTCGCCCTGCTGGTGATGGTCGGCCTTGGCGCCGTCGTGTTCCCGCTGCGCGCTGCCCGCCCGGTCCTCAACTACGTGGCCACCAGGGCGGCCTGGTTGGAGCTGTGGGCGGCCTCGGTGACCGGGATCGGCCCGGTCGGGGCTGCTGTCGGCTCCGGCCTGACCGACGAGTTTGTCCGCGAATTCCACAAGGCGCGCACCGGCGCGCCCGCCTAGAGAGGAGATCTGCATGCTCCGTAAGCCCCGCTGGTCGGTGACCTGGCCGACCCGCCCGAACGGCGTCTACACCCAGCTGGTCCGCGCCGGCGACCCGACCGACGCAGTCCGGGTCGCCGCCGAACTCGAGTGGCAGACCACGCCCGGCTACTCGGTCGCCTTCGACTACACGCCGCAGGTGTGGCGGCTGCTCCGCCCGTACCGGCTGCGCTCCCGCTCGGTCGCTGGCCCCGACTACCCGGACACGGTGCCTGGTGAGGTGGCGTTCACGTCGGAGCCGCTGGACCTCGCCGCGATCGCCGACCAGGTCGTGTCTGTGATCCGCGTCTCGGACGCCCTCGGCAAGGACAAGCACGAGCTGCGCGCTGCGGTCGGCCAGATCGTCGGCAACCTGATCCCCGCCGAGGCCGAGCAGGTCCTGGCCATCGTTGCCGCAGAGACCCGGGAGATCAACGCGTACACAGGCGGCTGGGCCTGATGCCGATCACGTTCCGCAAGAGCTTCCGGATCCTGCCCGGCGTCCGTCTCAACATCAACCGGCGCAGCTGGTCGGTGACGTTGGGCGGCGGCCGGGGCCCGCACCACACGATCTCGTCGACCGGACGGCGCACCACCTCCATGGACCTGCCCGGCCCGTTCGGTTACAGGTCCACCCGCACCCGACGCAACCGAGAGGGCTGACATGCGCTTCCTCGACTACCTCAACCGCCGCTACACGGTGCGCGAGTCGTTCACGCTCCTGATCCCCGCCGTGGCCGTCGTCCTCGGCGTCCAGCTCGGCCTGACCGCCCTCGGCATCAGCCGGCCGGTCGCCGCCCTGATGTCCCTCACCGCAGCCCTCGGCGTCTACTTCGCCACCGCCGCCCTCATCGACCGCCGCACCCGCGGCTGACCCGAAAGGACCGAACGTCATGACCGCCAGCCCGCCCAAGGCCAACGGCAGCACCAGGCCGCGCACGCCCCTGCAGTTCGCGGACTGGCGTATCACCGCCGACCCCGAGGAGCAGCGCACCCCCCAGCCCGAGCCGGCCGCAGACCGGGCTGACCTTGTTGCCGCGGCGGAGGCTGCCGCGATCCGCGCCCGCGGCGAGGCCGAAGCCGAGGCCATCCGCATCGCGGCCGAAGCCGCAGCCCAGGCCGAGATCGTCAAGGCCGAAGAGGAAGCCCGCAAGCAGAAGATCGTCAACGACCGGGCCGCCCGGAAGGCCGCCGAGGAGCAGGCCGCATCCAACGCGCGGATCGCCGATCACAACCGGCGCCGCGATGAAGCCGACCGCGCCCGAGCCGACGCCCACGAAGCGGCCCAGGCCGAGAAGGCGACCGAGCGGAAGGCCGCCGAAGAGATCGCTGAGGCGGACGACAAGTGGCGGGCCTACGCGATCCGCTTCGCAATCGTCTGCGGCATCGTCTCCCTGCCCGTCCAGATGTCGTTCTTCTGGAACCCGCACGCCCCCTGGATGGCCGCCGCCCCGATCATGCTCGAAGGCGCCGCCTGGGTCGTCCACCGCGGCGCCCGAGCCGCCGCGGTCAGCAAGCGGCCCGTCTGGCACTACCGGGCCATCGTCTGGCTGCTCGCCCTGATCGCCGCCGCGATCAACCTCTATCACGGGCTCCACAGCTTCGACCCCGGCACCGCCCTCGCGACCGCGTTCGCATCCATCGCCGGCCCCGGCGTCTGGGATCTCCACGAGCACGGCCGCATCCGCCGCCGTGACGGGGTCCTGACGCGGAAGGAGCGGAAGGCAAAGAAGCGGGCCGATGCCCGCGCCGAGGCTCTGAAGAAGCTCGAGGAGAAGGCGCAGCGCTTCGAGAAGGAGGCCGCAGACAAGGCCGCCGAGGAGGCTCGCCAGAAGCTCGCGGCGGACCGTGAGGCGACGTACCCCAAGGTGTGGGACGAGGCGAAGAAGATCGCTGCGGCGGTCGGCGAGACCACCGTCACCGACGCCGTCTGGGCGCGCGCCTACCGCAACATCCAAGGCACCGACCCCGGCGAGTCCATCGAGTCCATCACCGCCCGCCGTGCCGCCGAGAAGCGCGTCCAAGCCGCCCTCACCGGGACCCCCGTGAACACCCTCAGCAAGACCACGAACGCGCAGCGTGCGATCCAAACACCCCGCTCTTCGTACAAGCCTGTTCCGCCCCGCCGCACACCCGGCGACACGCCTCGCTACAGCCGTGCCGCCGGCCGCGCGCACGGCGACCTCCTCCGCCGCAAGAACACCCGCACGAAGGACCAGTGATGACGACCGAAGCCACCCCTGAGTTCCCCGCCGACTGGGACCTCACGAAGGTGATCCCCGGCGAGCTGCACGTGCCCGACGACCTGTCCGGCGAGGACATCGCGCCCGGCATCGTCGTCCCCTACGAGCCGCGCCTGCCCGCCCTGCGCACCGCAGGCTCGGCCGCCATGGTCGTCGCCGCGACAACCGGGCGGGCGTGCGGGCTCACCGCCCGCTGGTTCTTCACCGGCACCCGCGCGGTCGGCTTCCTCGGCTGGCGCTACGTCCGCGCCCACGACCTCCAAGAGGTCATCGGCGGCATGTCGAAGGCCGGCGACTGGAACAAGGTCGACATCGTCCGCAAGAAGCGGTGGCGGATCCTCGGCTGGGCCGCCGGCATCACCGCCGGCCTCAACCTCGCCGGCTGGATAGCCCTCGCCTCCGGTGCGGGCATGGACGCAGGCGGCGCAGCGATGGCCATCCCGCCCACCATCACCGGAGCTGTCGTCGCCGCGGCGGTCACCCTGTACGGCCGCTACCGGACCAACCGGCCCGAGCTCGCCCCGCAGATGATGATCGCCGATCAGGACGACCCCAACAGCGATGAGCCGTTCCCGCTGGCGCTCGCTACGTCGCCGGGCATGGTCGAGGACTGCGTGTCCCGAGCCCTGGCCTGGGAGGGCATCGACGTCCGGCAGGTTCGCGCGCTCGGCTTCCACGGCAAGTTCTGGGAGATCGACGTGATCCTCAAGGGCTCCACCCCGGGCAAGGTCAATGCGGTCGCCGAGCAGCTGGACACCCACTTCAACATCAAGCAAGGCGGGACCCTGATCGACCCTGACCCGCAGCAGTCCGCGCACATCGTGCTGCGCCTCGTCACCGGCAACCCGTTCGACGACATGCCGAAGCCAGCCATCCACGCCCCGAACAGCCTAGACATCACCCAGGCGCACAACTTCGGCCGGTGCATGGACGGTTCCCTGCTCGACCTCGTCCTCGAGGGCCTGCGGATCCTCGTCATCGGCGTGTCCGGCGCCGCCAAGTCCACCGGCGTGCTGCGTGACCTCGCCGAGGTCATTACCGCCTGCCACAACGCGATCGCCATCGAGATGGACCCGGTCAAGGACGGGCTGCGTGAGTTCGACGGCGCCATGGCCGTCCCGCCGATCCGCGGCACCAAGGCGTGCGAGGAGTGGCTCGAAAACCTGGTGAAGATGGCGAAGGGCCGTCAGGTCGTCCGGAACCGGCTCAACATGGGCGACACGTGGGTGGCCACCCGGGAACGCCCGGCGATCTTCGCGCTGGTTGATGAGTTTATCTACCTCAGCCCCCGAGGGAAGGAGCTGTTCATCGAGCTTCTGCGGCTGGGGAAGCAGTCTGGGATCTACCCGATCGCCGCCGGGCAGGACGCCACCTCCGACGCCATGGGTGATGCGATCGCCGACTCCTTCACCCTGCAGGTCATGCTCGCCTCCCGGTGGGACGACATCCGCATCGTGTTCGGGCAAGGTGCCGCCGCGAAGGGCTTCCGCCCCGACCGGCTTGTGCCCGCCCAGAACCGGCAGATAAAGAACGACGCCGGCCAGTCCTACATCAAGGGCCCCGGTCTGGATCGGCCGCTGCTGTACGGGTGGAACGAGCACAGCGGCGAGGCGATCAAGCGTGCCGTCGAAGCCCGCAAGCAGGCGGGGCGGCCGTGGTTCGACCGGGACACCCTCGCCGCCGCCGGCCTCCTGCACCTGGCCGATGGCGGGGCGGGGGAGCGGATCATAGGGGACCGGAAGATCGCGGCCGACTGCATGGCGGTCATGGCTGACGCGGGCGTGGACCGGATGAAGACCGAGGCGCTCGCCGAGGCGCTCGCCCAGTTCGCTCCGGACGCATACGGAGATCTGACGGCCGCCGAGCTGCGGGCGCTGCTGAAGGCGGCTGGGGCCGGGTCACCGGTGACCCTCGGCTACCTCAACGGCGAGAACAACCCGCGCGGATTCAAGCTCGAAGCCCTGACTGCTTTGACCTAGAAAGTCCCCTGCTCAAGAGGTGCTCAACACTGCTCAACCGCAGGTCAGAGCCGCTCAATCACCTGCTCAAGCACGTGCTCAGCGAGATCGTGAGCAGGGCCTGAGCGGCACCTTGAGCGGCTGTGACCTGCAACGGAGCACCCCTGAGCAGTCGTTGAGCACCTCGCAAACCATCACAAACCGATCACCTGTCCGAGGAGCCCCGATCATGCCCGCGAAGCGTCAGCCGGCCCGCCGGACCACCCCGGCGAAGCGCCGCAAGCCGTCCGCCCGCAACCACCCCGCCCGCCGCGTCAAGATCCCCCGCAAGGGCCCGCTGCACCACCAAATCGGCGCCCGCATGGTCCTGTTCGCCGTCTCCCACCTCGACACCCACGGCGACACCGTCCGCTCCCGCAAAGACGCCGCCATCCTCCGCGCCACCCACAAGGGCTGCACCACCTGCCAGGGCAACGGGCAGATCTTCACCAAGGGCAAAGACGGCTCCTTCACCGGCTCCAAGCCCTGCCCAGCCAAACCCACCAAGGAGCGCGTCTCTCGGTGGGAGGTGTACAAGGCCAGCCGCTTCGGCGCCGACAAGAACACCGGTCTCGTCGGCTGGGCCTGCCCCTGCGGCAAGAAGGAGAAGCCCCGCTACCGCGACGCGAAGGAAGCCACCAAGGCCCTGCGCACCCACGAACGGCAGAAGCATGGCGGCAAGAGCGTCGGAGGCGCCTGGTACGCGCAGGCCACTGAGGGCGCCAAGCAGGCTGCAGACCCGAAGCCCGAGCCGATGCCGTCAAAGGTCGTCCCCAACTCCGGCATGACCGACGAGCAGTGGGTCGGCCAGAACAAGGGCATGCCCGTCGGTAAGGCCATCGCCAAGGGCAAGTGCTGGAAGTGCTCCGGCGAAGGCAAGCTCCACGGGACCTTCGGCAACGAGCAGATCCTTACCGTCTGCCCGGAATGCAGGGGCAGCGGCAAGCCGACGAAGGTCGCCGCCTGATGATCGCGCTCACCACGGCCAATACAGCCGCCGCCCCGGTCGAACTCGACCTGGACGCGCGGCTCGCCATGGTGGGCGCGGTCATGGATGAACGCTGCAACCTTGCCGTCCTCGCCGTCGACGTGAACAGCGCGCACATCGTCACACCCGAACTCTCTCAGGTCACGGGCCCGTTGCCCCTCGTGCCCACCATGGCACCCAACCCGTACTCCACGCCGATCGCCGCCACCCTCCATCGGGCTCGCCTCCAGCTCGACGCCGACGGCTGGTGCACCGGGCAGCTGCGCGACGAGCAAGGCGCCGCATGCCTGATCGGCGTCATCCGCAGCGAAGCCAGCAGTCGCAGCACGGCAGATGATGCGTGCGTCCTGCTGCTGGAGGCGATCCGTAGGGACTTCCCCACCGCCGAAACCGTGCCCAGCTGGAACGACAACCAGCGCGACCCGCGCATCCCCGCCCGCTACCTCGAGCGGGCCGCCGAACTCGCCCACAACCGCAACCTCTAACCCGACAGGAACCGCCATGCCCAAGCCCACCGCCGAACAGCTCCGCGTCGACGCCGAGGAGAACGAACTCCTCGCCGCGTTCCGCCGCGCCCAAGCCGACCTCTACGCCAACGCCGCCCGCGAATCGGCCGCCGGAATCTTCCACGAAACCCCGGAGTATCTGCGCCTCAACCAGGCCGTCATCGACGCCGGACGGAAGCTGCCCAAGGGGCTCAAGCGCCTCGCCAAGGACATCTGACCTGCCGCGCGATCGCGCCCCCGGCCGATCCGGTCGGGGGCGTTCTGCTCGAACCGGTGGAACATCCGCCATCCCGCCGCCCACCAGCATCAACCGCCGATAGCCTGCCGACTCCACACATCCCTGGGGGGACCATGACGAACGACCTGCCACCGATGCCCGACACGCCGCCTATGCCCGCGCACGCACCGAAGCCCGCGGCTAAGAGACGCCTCCCGCTGATCATTGTCGCCATCCTGGCGGTCGCCCTCGCTATCGGCGGGACCGTCTACTGGGTCAGCCGGCCGTCCTACGACGACATCGTGAAGGGCTGCCAGAAGGCGCTCGCCGCCCAGTCGAAGGCAGGCGGGAAGGGCAAGCCCGACGCGTGCAAGGACGTGAAGAAGGACGACTACGACACGCTCGTAATCGCCAGCGTGATCGACGGCATGTCCAAGACGGACCGGGACACGCTCGACTACTACGACGACGGTTCGATCAACGGCAGCCTCAACTGACGGATTACAGCGAGGCCCCGCTCCCGGGTGTCGGGGGCGGGGCCTTCGTTGTGCGGGCGGGGACGGCGCGGGCCATCCACCCGTTGCTGATCATGTCGGTGGGCGGCATCTTCTCCCGCAGCCCGAGCGTCAGCAGCAGCTGCAACCCGGCCGCCGTCTCCTGCTCGTCGTCACCCTGCACCGTGAACCGAAGCGCCATACCGGCAGTGTGCCCGCGGTGGTGGGGGAGACGGGGCGGAATGCGGGAAGCGGCCGTCAGGCGTCGGGTGTCTCGGCTCGCTTGGCTTCGACCTCGCGGCCGACGGTGGGTTCCCGCTTGCGCTCGGCTCCGACTTTGCGGGCGATGCGACGGAAGAACTCGTCGGACAGGCCGGTGAGTTTGGCGAGTTCGGCGGGGGTGGATCCCGCGAGCAGGTCAGCCTCGGCGCGCGTGCGGACTTCCTCCAGCTCGGCCTTGGCGGCTTCGTGGTGCCGCTTGTGGCGGGCATAGATCCGCTGGTTCTCGTCGTCGGGCGTGTGATCGGTGGCCATGGGCTCATGCTCCCACAACGCGTTGGCCAACGGGAAGGCCACTCGGGTTGGCGGTCCTAAAGAATCATTGAGGCCAACATGGTGGCCTCTTGCGTGGCCAACAGTTGGCCTCTAGAGTGGAGCTATCGCCAAGCAAGACGGCGAAACAACTCCACAGAGAGCGAAGCAGAACCGGGGTAGGGGCGCCGAAAGGCGTACCGGGAATCGACCCGTAAACCCACACTCAGTGGCTAAGCCCCGGGCGAGCGCGATGATAGAGGAACCCTGCCGCTGTTGGACTGAGGCAGCACTCTGGCCGAGCCGGACACCGCAAGGTGGCCCGTGGGGCATCTGGATTACAGACGGATGCAAGCGCCTAGGTATGGGTCGTCCCGACATACGGGGACAGCACCGCTCCTATCGCGTGATGAAGGTTGCTTCGCTCTCTGTGGACCCAGAGGTCCGATCGGGGGGTGGCGAGAGTGGAGCAGCAGGACCAGGAGTACGTCACCTGCCCGAAGTGCAACGGCAAGCAGGGCTTCGATACGTACCGCCACGTCCCCCACAAGCACGTTGGTGGCCTGTGCTTCGAGTGCGACGGCGACGGTGTCATCCCCGTCGCCAACGCCGCCGCCTACCTCCGCCGCCAGCAGGCCGCCAAGGACGCCCGCCGTACCCGAGAGCAGGCCCGCGCCGACGAGCGCCAGGCGCAGGAGGACGCAGCCCACGACGCCGCCTTCGACCGCTACGGCGAGGAGTACCGGCTGGTGTACGCGCTGTCCCGCTACGACCATCCCGCCACCCTGGCCGCCGTATTCGACCTGAACGCCTACCGGGCAAACGACGCAGCCGCCATGCGCCGCGTCCACGACCGCCTCCCGTACATGGTCGAGGAAGCCGGACTGGACGGCCTCGGCCTGGAAGAGATCGAAGCACTCGCCGCCGACAGCGAGAACCGCACCAACTGACCCGCCCCGCCCGGCCTTTCGGGGCTGGGCTTCACCACCGAACCACCGCACCAAGGGGGACCCGAATGCTCGCCACCGCCAAGATCCGTCGCCGCACCCAGGCCGCCGCCCGCACCGCCCCCAAAGCACTCCGCTACCGGGCCATCAGCGGCAACATCGCGGTCCTCGTCGACGCTGGCACCCTCGTCCGCACCGGCGACATCCTGGCCCGGCTCGGCGCATCCGACCTCAAGGACGGCTACCAGTCCTGGTACGGCCGCCACGTCAAGAAGGCCTACATCGCCGCCAACGAGCAGCCCCCCGTCCAGGTCTGGGCGCAGCACCGAACCACCGGCAAGTGGATCCACGTCGCCGTCTACAGCCCCTACGACATCGCCCTCTACGTCGGACTCGTCACCTACAAGCGGACCGCCCACCTTGCCCAGCCCGCCTTCTTCCAGGCTGCCTACACGGAGGCCGCCTAGACCAACTTCACGGCCCGGTTCGCCCCTCGCTTTCAGGAGTCCGCCATGCCTAACCTCGACGAGACCCAGCCGTTCACCGTGGACGTCAACTCCGCCCGGATCGGCCGCTACGCCACCGCCGAGGAGGCGTACAAGACGGCCCGCTCCTACCTGGCGACGGCGGAGGCGGGCAGTCCCATCGCGTTCGCCGACGAGTTCGGGCACGCGCGGTCCTTCACCCGCATCTCGATCATCGAAATCTTCCGGTGGAATCCGATCACCGGCGAGCGTGTCCGGCATGCGCGCAGTTGGCGGCGCACCTGGCCGGCTCCCTGCTCCGCCGACGTCGGCCCCCTCACGCCCCTGCCCAGGGACTGGCACCTCTGCGACCTGCCCGCCGACTGGTACGACGGAGCCCCGCAGTGATCGCCCGCGCGGCTCGCGCTCGTCTGCGCAGGAGGCCCGTGATGCGCACCCAGACCTCCGGCCTGTGCCTGCTCCTGTCGCTGCTGTTCGCGTGGTGCGTCCTCGCCCCGCACAACGTGCACGCCGTAACCCCGCAGCCCGCCGTCACCGTCACCACCCCGTAAGGAGAACCCGATGGCTGCCCCGACCGAACCCGCCCCGAAGCCCGCCATCCCGGGCGAGGAGACCGCTGCCGAGGTCCGCCGCGCCGACCGCGACTACTGGGTCGACCGCGACTGGGACGGCGAGTACGACGACCCGTCCGACCACTACTACTACTGAGGGGCCTCCATGCAGGTCATCAAAGTTGCCGACGACGGCACCGTCACCATCGAACTCACCGCCCGCGACGTGCGAGACGTCCACCGCGACCTGGAAGAGATTCCCTGGCCTGACCTGTCGCTGGCCAGCCAGAACCTGCGGCGACACCTCGAGGCGCAGCAGGCGGGGGGCGGGGCGTGAGCGCCGAACCGACCGGCATTCCCGCCGGCCCGATCGAATCCGAACCCCTCGACTACCGGCCGCATGTTGAGCAGGAGGCCATCCTCCGCGACGTGCTGGCCGCCGCCGGAGTCGAACTCGGCGCCTATGACGAACGGATCGTCCGCTGGTTCGCCGGCTATGCGGACTGGTCGACGTTCGCCGTCATCGCGTCCTGGATCCAGCGGGCAGCTGCCGACACCCGCCGATGACCCGCACCGTGCAGGGCCCGCCTCCAGTCTGGGGCGGGCCCTGTGGCGCGCTCACGGCGTTGTCGCTCTCGCCGCCTGGCGCCGCTGCCACCACCGCCAGCCTGCCCGCGGCGCCTCCCAATACACGGCCCGCAGGATCCAGTAGCCCGCGTACAGCATCCAGAGCATCAGCTTGAACATGCCGACGATCGCCGCAATCCCCAGCCCGAAGAAGCCGGACGCGGCACGCCCAGGCGAGGCCGACACCCTGAGCGGGCCGATCCCGCCCGACAGTCGAATCCCCATCGCAATCCCCCCAACAAGCGCACGCACCCCCGCGCGCGGTCCGCGGATGCTACCGCCGACGGCCGCGCGCCTGACGGGTCTTCGCCGCTTTCCGCCCCATAAGGGATCGCTGCGGCCACGTCCGGCCCGCGTTGCTGATCCTCGCCGCCTTGGACTCGCTCGCACCCTTGCGGCGCAGTGCGCGGTACACCGCGAAGCGGCTTCGGTACACGAAGCCGGCGCGTCCGCCTCGATCCGAGACCATCTCTACTCCTTCCGTCGCCTTCAATGCTGCCCCCGCGACAGGCGTTGCGGTAGCGGAGTAGCGACTAATGTGCGCCGATGTCCTACGATTCGAAGGTGAAGGTGATGTAATTTTGAAGAATCGACGGGACGAGGAGGGTGGGGGATGGCTGCAGGACCCGGCCCGTACAACCGGAAGAACCCTGCCGAGCAAGCCGAGAAGGCCGCAATCGTCTTCCAACTCAAGCTCGACGGGCACTCCTTCCGTGCCATCGAAGCGATCACCGCCGCCCCCGACGGGCCCACCCGCGGAGACCGCATCCCCTGGACCACCGCCCGAGACCTCCTGCGCGAAGAGCTCGCCCGCCGCGTCGACCCGAAGATCGACCAGTACCGGGCCCTCCACCTCGAACGCCTCGAAGGCGAGTTGGTCCGTCTCAACGAGCTGGAGGAGCGCGCCAAGCTCGTCCTCGGCCGGCATCACATCACCGTCAACAACGGCCGCGTCATCGCCGTCGACGGCGAACCCCTCCAGGACGACGGCCCCGTCCTCGCCGCCATCGACCGCCTCATCAAGATCGAAGACGCCCGGCGCAAGAACAACGAATCCCAGCGCAAACTCCTCGGCCTCGACGCCCCCACCAAGGTCGACGCCCAAGTCACCGAAGTCACGCAGCAGGACATCGAGCTCGCCGAGCTCGTGCGTGAAGCGCAGGCAAAGAGCGCCGTCAAAGAGGCAGCGATCAAGGGCGAATTGGACGCATGACTCTCATGCAAACTCGCCCAACTCCCGCTCTGAGCTGGGACAATGGAGTCACACCTAAATACGGAAGACCCCGGCGGATGCTGGAAACACCCCCGGGGCATGGCCGATCTGCGAAGGAGATCGACATGACGGAGCCTACCTGCGCAGTCAACGGGTGCGACAGGCCGTCGCGCACGCGTGGCTGGTGCAATGCCCACTACCTGAAGTGGTATCGAACTGGCGACCCGGAATACCAACGACCTGCTCGCGTAAAACCTGCGTGTTCAGTGGACGGCTGTTTGCGTCCGGCGCACAGTCGGGGCTGGTGCAAGACGCACTACTTGCGATGGTGGTCAAAGAGCGACCTCGGCAAGGCGGCCATCCGGGCGTACAACAACGTACGAGCAGACTGCTCGTTCGACGGCTGCAACAACACGTCCAGTGCGGTCGGGTTGTGTGGTGGGCACTGGAGGCAGCAGGCGAAGGGTCAGGCGCTACGACCGCTCAAGAGGAAGACCGATCCGCAGGCTCGGGACGACGCCGGCCGGAAATTGTGCGGCACCTGCGACGGGTGGCTCCCTGTCAGTCGCTTCACCCGGAGCATCAGCCGATCGGACGGCCTGGCGGCGCGCTGTACCAAGTGCGAACGCAGTCAGGCGCTGAAGCGGAAGTTCGGGATCACTCTTGAACAGTACGAGGAGCTGCTTGAGGCGCAGGCTGGTGGCTGCGCTGTATGCGGAAAGACCCAGCAGGAGAACCGCCGCCGACTTGCAGTCGATCACGACCACTCCTGCTGCCCCGGGCAGATCACTTGCGGCAGGTGCATCCGCGGCCTGCTGTGCAGCAGCTGCAACCTTCATTTCGGTGCGATAGGGGACAGTCTCACTCACATCGAGGCGATGGCGGCCTATCTCCGCTCCAAGACGAGCCTGGAGGGCGCCTGCCCAGTTGATGCGGATACGCAGTGACCGAGTACTTGCATGACCCGCGCACAGGTGAGCCGTACAACTCGGCGACCTTCGATCTGGACGACTACCTCGCGGGGATCGACGCGCGCCTCCTTGCATCGAGCGAGGGCCGGAAGGTGCTCACCCGTCTTGATCCACTCCTGTTCGGCCTCCTCTACCTGCCCCACCACATGAAGGGGAAGCAGACCGGCGAACAGATCACCCTCGCCGACTGCCACCTGGACTGGGCCCGCCGGGCTCTCCAGTGGGTCCGCCCCGTCACGGAACCGCGGAGCGCCCGAGACGTGTTCATCAGTCCGCGCGAGTCCGCGAAGAGCACATGGTGGTTCTTGATCATTCCGATGTGGGCTGCCGCTCATGGACTCGTGCGCTTTGTGGCTGCGTTTTCAGATAGCGCCAGCCAGAGCGAGACGCACCTGGCCACGTTCAAAGCGGAGCTCGACGGCAATCGGCTGCTACGCGAGGACTTCCCTAGCCTCACGAAGCCGGCCACCCGCCCCCGCGGCTCCGTTGTTGCCGACCGCCAGTCGCAGATCCAGATGGCGTCCGGGTTCACCTTCGCTGCGCGCGGTATCGACTCCGGCAACCTTGGCCTCAAGGTCGGTCGCGAGCGCCCGGATGCCTTGATCTGCGACGACATTGAGAGCGGGGAGGCCAATTACTCGATTCACCAGGCGAAGAAGCGACTCTCCACGCTGCAGAACGTGATCCTTCCCCTGTCGGAGTTCGCACGGGTGGTCGTCGTGGGCACCACCACCATGGCGGGAGGGCTGATTCATCAGTGCGTCAAGAGCGTCACGACCACGGAGGAGCCCGCCGAGTGGATTAAGGAAGAGAAGTTCCGCGTCCACTACTACGAGCCGATCGTCAACACCGAGGCTGGCGAACGATCGATCTGGCCCGCCAAGTGGCCCATGAGCTACATGGTGCAGGTCCGTGCGACGCGCAGCTTCAAGCTCAACTTCCTGAACCAGCCGTCCAGCGCGAACTCCGATTACTGGACCGAGGGCGACTTCACCTACGGCCGCTTCCCGGTGGCCCGTACCTACCTGTCCGTCGATGGCGCTGTCACAACCAAGACGAAGTCGGACTACACGGGACTGGCGGTTGTCGGCTGCGCCCCCGCGCGACCGGCGCGCGAGGGTAGCCGGGCCGTACCAGCGCGATGCCTGGTCGAGCACGCCGAGGCGGTAAAGCTGAAGGGTAGGGCGCTTCGGGATCGAGTCCTGCAGCTGCTGGATTCGTATCCGGAGATTGGCGCGATCCTCGTTGAGGCGAATCAGGGTGGGGACCTTTGGCATGAGGTGTTCCATGACCTGCCGGTGCGGGTGGTCACCTTCTCGAACTCTGAAGCCAAAGAGGTCCGCGCGGCCCGCGTATTGAACCTCTACCAGCTGTTGCCCGCGCGTGTGGTCCATGCCGAGGCCCTGCCTGCCCTGGAAGAGCAGATGTGCGCGTTCCCGAATGGGCTCAACGATGACCTCGTCGACGCCGTGGGGAACCCGGTGCTGCGATTCCTGCGGCCCCCGCCCAGGAAGGCGCCTCCGTCGGCGGAGAGCGCCAGCTACGTCTAGACCTGCGAATCGTAGGCAGATGTGAGCAATCAGGAAAGTATGTATTGCTACTAAGCTCAGCTATCCTTCGAATCATCGGTCGATGGTCGGGAGGTCTGGGTGGATGACGAGCGTGCCGACCTCATGTACGGCATCGAGGAGCTCAACGAGGCGCGCCCCGGATATGACCAGGCGCAGACCTACTACGACGGCAAGGTCCCCGAGGTCTTCACCTCGACCCGGATCCGCCGCGCCCTCCGCGCGCACGGCATCGACTTCGACCTGAATTTTGCGAAGACGCCCGTCAATGCGGTCACGAACCGGCTGAAGATCGCGTCGATCACCAGCCCCGACGAGGCCACGAACACGCTGATCTCGCAGATCTGGCAAGACAACCAGCTCAACCTGGAGATGCCCGACCTGTTCCGTCGGGCCGGCGAGTTCGGCGACGCGTACCTGATGGTGCTGCCTGTCGAGGACGACAAGGGCAACGTCGTCCGCGTCGACATGTTCTACAACTCGCCTCAGACCGTGCGCGTGATCTACAGCCAGGACAATCCGCGCCGCAAGGCGTACACGATCAAGAAGTGGTGTGACGGCCCCTATCACCGCGCCGAGTTGCTGTATGACGACCGGATCGAGCGGTGGACCACCGGCAAGAACTCGAACGGCGACAAGCCCGCCGACTGGATGCACTGGCTGGCCGACCCGGAGGATGGCGCCGCCGCCGACCCCGAATCGTGGACCATCGACCACGACTGGGGCGAGCAGCCCGTCTTCCACTACCGCAACGACCGCCCCTACGGATGCCCGGAGCACTACGGCGCCTACGGCCCGCAGAACGCGATCACCAAGCTGCAGCAAACCCACATGGGCACCGTCGACTACCAGGGCTTCCCGCAGCGCTACGCCCTCACCGAAGCCGCCAACACCGACACCTCCGACCTCGAGCCCGGCGACTTCGACGACAACGACTGGCCCCTCCCCGAGAAGGGAGTCGGCCCGAAGGACTCCGGCGACGACAGCTCCCTCAAGGCCGGGCCCGGCGAAATGATGCTGCTGCGCGGGTTCAAGGCTGTCGGCCAGTTCGATGCGGCACAGCCTGGCGTGTTCCTGGAGCCGATCAACTTCAACATCCGCGCGATGGCGCAGATCACCGACACGCCGCTACGGATGTTCGACCCGCAGTCCAGCCGCCAACGCTCCGGGGTCTCCTACCAGGAAGAGGACGGCCCGTTCATCAGCAAAGTCGAAATCCGACAGACGTCCTACGGAGCCGCGACGCACGAGGCGTTCACCTTCGCCCTGCGCCGCCTCGGAGTCATCGACCCGGTCCTGTCCGTGGACTGGGTGCCCGCCAAGAGCGTCACGGACGCGCAGGGCTGGCAGACCGTCAACGAGAAGATCCGGGCCGGTGTCCCGCGCAGGCAAGCGCTCATGGAAGCCGGGTATCGGGCGGAGCAGGTCGACGAGTGGCTGACCGGGGTCGACGACTCCGAGCTGCAGCGCCGCGTCGACGTCCTCGCCAGTCTGGCGGACTCGGCTCAGAAGCTGGGCGCTGCCGCAGCTCTCGGCGTCATCAGCAGCGAGCAGGTGACCGCGCTGCTGTCCGGGACGATCGACGACCTCGAACTCCTCGCACAGGCGCAGGAGGAGGGCTGATGCCGTACCGCAGCGAGCACCTGGCCCGCCTCGTGCAGGACGAGCACACTGGCCAGGTCATCGACCTTGAGGACCGCATCGTGGGGGAGGCGTTCGGCGACAGCGAATCCCTGTTCGCCCAGCTGATCCGGCGCACCCTCGCTGCCTGGACCCGCGCCTTCGGCGGCCCAGACGAGCCTGCCGTGCCTGGGGGCGTGCTGCGCCGCATTCTCGCGGCCGTGCGTGCCGCCGTGCGCCGCATCCTCGACGGCGTCATCCCGCGGGCCGACACGGCACTCGGAGACAGCCTCGGCGAGGCGCTGACCTTGGGGATACAGCAGGGCGGCGAGTTCTTGCGAGCCGCTACGGGGCGCCGCCGCCGTGCGCCAGCCCGGCCGCGGTTGAGCCGGACGGTCCGCAGCGAAGCCAGCCGCATCGGCGACCTCATCACCCAGCGCCGCGACCGCGCCCTGCAGCTGCTGCTCCCGGACCGGGTATCGCGCTGGACGCACCTGCTGACCGGGATCGGCGCCGGCCGCGCCACCTTCTCCGCGATTCGCGCGCACGTCGCCTGGGTCGTCAGCACCGCCGTTAACGAGGGCCTGGACGCTGTGATCCGGGCGTCGGCGAAGGTCAGGCTGTGGGTGTCGGAGGCAGACGCCTGTGTGCGATGCCTCGCCTACACCGGCCGCATCGTCCCCATCGACGAACCCTTCCCGGGCGGCCTGTCGTGGGATCCCCGCCAGCGCCACATCGGTGCCGAGGGCATCGACGGGCCTCCCCTGCATGCTCACTGCAGATGCAGGACAGTGCCCTGGAACGACAGCTGGACGACGTCCGGCGTGCCGTTTCCGCTGGCGTTGCAGCGGGAGGCGCACCGGTCCCTCGGCTACGGCACCGCACGCCCCTCCGAGTCCCGCGCTGCCCGGCTGCGCGCCGCCCGCGAACTCCTGCGCACCGAACCCGACCTGCTGCCTGCGGTGGAGGCGCGCGCCCGTACCGCCGTGCGTACTGGCCGCTTCACCCAAGCCGCATAACCCCCGGGCGTCCGCGACGGACGCCGACAACCAACCCCGCGATGGGAGAACACGATGGGCATCCAGACAGACACCGCCACCGACGAGCCCGACATCGACGTTGAGGTCGACGAAGATCCGGACACCGAGCTCGACGCCGACGCCGACGCCGAGCCGGACGAGGCGCCGAAGCCGAAGCCGCCGGCGAAGAAGGACGAGCCGAAGCCCGGCGACGACGACTACGCGCCGCCCTCCAAGTCGGAGTGGGCGCGCACCCAGGCCGCGTTGAAGAAGGCCAACGACGACGCCAAGCGGCACCGGCTCCGCAACAAGGAGCTGGAAGAGCAGGGCCGCGCCAACGAGTCCGACCACGAGAAGGCGCTGCGTGAAGCCCGCGAGGAAGGCGAGAAGCGCTACCGGCAGCCGCTGGTGCGCACCGCCGCCCGGTCTGCGCTCGTCGAAGCGGGGGCGCTCGCGTTCCTGCAGGACGAGAAGGAGCCCGACTCGCAGGCCGCCCGCGAGAAGGGCGAGTCCCGCCTGTCCCGGCTACTGAAGCTCGTCGACACCGAGAGCCTCGACGTCGACGAGGACGGATCCGTGTCCGGCCTGGAGGCCGCGATAGACGATCTGCGCCGCGACTACCCGGAGTTGTTCGCCACTCCTGCCAGGAAGCCGAAGGCCCGGCCTACCGGTGCGCCGCGCCAGGCGGCCCCGGAGAAGCCGAAGTCGACGGCCGAGCAGCACGCCGCTCGGCTCCTGGGCAGGGCTTGACCCCAAGAGGTATATTCAGCACCAGGTGAATTGTTCCGGTGATCGGAGCAGGCCGCCGCCCTGCTTTGCGAAGGCGCCCGTGATGGGGCCCGAGCCCAACAGCTTCCCCATCACGCCGCCCGCAGGAGGGCCACAATGGCGCGCAATACGCTCGAGGCATGGATCCCAGAAGAGTGGGAGACCAGCCGCGTAGTCCAGTCCATCACCCAGATCTCCGCCGTTGAGTCGCTCGCCGCCCGCATTCCCATGGGCTCCGACACCAAGCACGTCCCCCGCACCGCGGGCATGGACGTCGCGGTCGTCGCCAAGGGCGGCACCTACGGCGAGGACACCTCCCTCAACGACGAAGTCCTGCTCTCCGCGATCAAGTTCGGCAAGGCCGCGCGCATCGCCGAAGAGGACATCGACGACTCCGTCGCCAACATCATCGAAGCGAAGATGATCGGCTGGGGTAAGTCCTACGCCAAGCTGATCGACAACGCCAGCCTCGCCGTCAGCGCGGCCAGCAACGGCACCACGGTTCCGTTCACGTCGCTGTACCAGCTGCTGAACACCACCGACGCCACCCTCAGCTACACCGGCGGCGCGAACATCACCACCGCCGCATCCTCCGGCGCCCCGAGCTACGCGGAGTTCTCCACCGCGATCGGCAACGTCGAGTCCGGCGACTACTTCGACCCGGGCTCCATGGTCGCCATCGCGCACCCCGCGTTCCGCAAGAGCCTCCGCGGCGTCCTCGACTCCCAGAACCGGCCCATCTTCATCGAGGGCCTGTCCGGGACCCCTGACACCGTCTTCGGCGTCAACGTCCGTTGGAGCCTCGGCGCGAAGCTCACCGCGACCGCCACCTCGACGCCGACCGGGCGCGCACTCATGGCGTTCGTCAACCCCGAGCTGATGCTCCTCGGCGTCCGCTCCGGCCCCGAGTCGGTGTTCATCGACGGACGCGACGGCCTCAGCGCGCTGACCGACGAGTCGATCCTCAAGATGCGCGCCCGCCGCGGCTGGGCCTACGGCCACCCCAACGGCGCATCCATCCTCGTCGGCTGACCATCCCTTCAATCCCCGCACCGCCCGACGGCTCCGGGCGGTGCGGCGGACAACCAGGGAGGTGAGCCATGGCAGCAGCCAAGAAGACCGCGAGCAGCAGCCGCGCCAGGCAGCACCCGGCCAAGGCCGGCGAGCCTGAGGTCGAAGTCGACGAGCGATCCCCGGACGGGTCCGAGGGCACGCGGTTCGTCAAGGAGTTCGTCGTGCTCGCCGCACGCTGGACCGACGAGGACTATCAGCACGAGGCCAACCGCGCCGGCGTCGTCAACGAGGCGATCCAGCGAGGCCTGCACCCGCGCGGCGACGTGTCCTTCGACGGCCAGGAGCAGCACCCCGACGGCCTGTCGCTGGTGCTCACCTACTCGGTGGACACGGTGCCCGCCTCCGTCGACCACCAGCCTGAGGACACCACCACGCCCCGCGACGTGATTGACGGCGAGGGCTGACATGGTCAACGCCTGGGCGACCGCGCAGGACGTCACCGACTCCACGGGAGTCACGGTGACGGATCAGCAGCTTGTCCAGGCACAGAAAGCTGTGGAGGTCTTCAGCAATCGCATCTTCGGCGACGAGGCGCGCATGAGGACGCGAGACCTCTACTGGCTGGGTCAGGCCGTCGCCCATCAAGCAGCGTGGATCGCGGGCCAGTTCGGGCTGGAGACGCGGCTGGATGCCACGCAGATCCAGCAAGACCAGGTCTCGACCACACTGCAGGGCGACGGCCTGGTCCTCGCACCCATGGCCGCCCGCTCCCTGAAGCGCGTGTCGTGGATGCGATCCAGGACCGTGCACATCCGGTCCGCCATCGAAGGAGCTGGCCCGATCGTCGGGGATGCTCTCACGGACGGCTCCGACGATCACCTGTACTGGGCGCCGTACCGGGGCGGTGCGTGATGCCCGTCGCTATCGCCACCACCAGCATCGCCATCCTGCGCGGCACCACCACCGACGCCTACGGCGACGAGCAGGACACCGACACCCCCATCTACACAGGGATCCCGGCCAGCCTGACCGAACAGTCCCGGCGGGTTACCACCAGCGACGACCCCACCCCGCGGATCGTCCGCTACGCCGTCGCCCGCGTGGCCGCTGGAACGGACGTCACCGATCAGGACCGGGTGCGTGACGAACGGACCGGCGCCGTGTACATCGTCGACGCCGTCTCATCGATGGCCAACCCAGCACTCACCGCAGACCTACGGCTCGACCTGCGGCGCACCACCTAACCGAACACGGCCACACGCCCGGGGAGACCAGGCAGGCCAGCACGACCACCCACCGGAGAGGAGGGCGGCCATGGCACGATCCCGCATGCGGATCGACCCGTCCGCACGCACGCACGTCGACGCCGCCATCAACCGGTGGCTCGAAGTAGACATTGGCCGCCCCATTCTCGGTGACGCCCAGAACTACGTGCACAAGCGCAGCGGACGGCTCCATGATTCGCTGCGGGCCGAGGTCCACGACAAGGTGCTGCGCGTCGGCTCGCTGGACTGCAACTACGCCACCGACGTCGAGATGGGTACCAGCGCCCACGTCATCAGGCCGACCAACAAGAAGGCCTTGTTCTGGCCCGGCGCCGACCACCCCGTCGCCAAGGTCAACCACCCCGGCACCCCGCCGTTCCCGTACCTCCGCCCGGCCCTGTTCCAGCGGAGGACCGCGTGAGCCTCCTGCTGCGCGCCAACCATGAGCTGGTCACGATCGCCTGGCTGAAGACCGTCGTTGGCGACCGCGTCTCCATGACCCTCCCCAAGGACAACAGCAGCTGGGCGGCGTCCGGGTTCTGCACGATCGACACCGTCGGCGGCACCCCCAACATGTACGTCCCACTGCGTGAGCCCGTCATGTCCGTCGACTGCTGGGCCTTCAACCCCGGCAGCCAGAAGCCCCCGTGGAACAAGGCGTCGACGCTCGCGCAGGCCATTCAGGCTGCCTGCTGGGACCACCGCGGAATTCCGCAGACCGTCACCCTGCCCGCCGGATACCCCGCGGTGCAGGTGCGGTCTGCGTACTGCACCGGAGACCCGCGCCGCATCCCCGACGACCCTTCGTCCTACGCCCGGTACACCATCCCCGGCCTCGCCATCGCCTGGGTGGAGGTGCCGTCATGAGCCGCTACGCCCTCCAAGGCGCCCTCAGCCGGGACCTCCTCACGTGGAACGGCAAGGTCCTCGTCCACGACGACCGGGCCGAGATGGAGTTCCTGGTCACCGGAGACGTCCGCGTCATCGACTGCCCCCGCGACATTCCGCCCGAGCAGACCATCGAGATCCGCTTCCACCCCAACTTCGCCTCCGTGACGTGGCCATTGACCAAGGAGCAGTTCCGGTGACCCACACCATCGCTACGACCATGCAGCCCGACAAGCCCATCGAGGTCGACGACGCCGAATACGTCGACCTCAAGCGCCAGGGCCTCGTCCTCGTCGACCACACCGAGCAGGCCGCGGCACCCGCCCCGGCCACCAAGAAGGCCGCTACGCCGGCCACCAGCAAGGAGGGCTGACCCGTGGCGGTCACCGCAACCAACCTCGTTCAGGGCCCGGCCACGCTGTACAGCGGAGCCTTCGGCGCCCTCGAGCCCACCGACGCCACCGTCAACACGACGCCCGCGGCCTCCAGCTGGACGGACGTCGGCGGCACCCAGGACGGCGTCAAGCTGACCATCGACCAGTCCTACACGGAGCTGGAAGTCGACCAGGTCGTCGACCGCGTCGGCAGCCGCCTCACCAAGCGGGACTTCACCGTCGAGACGAGCATGGCGGAGCCCACCCTCGCGAACCTGTCGCTCGCCCTCAATGGCGGCACCAGCGCCTCGGCCGCAGGCTACGCGAGCTTCGAACCCAGCTTCGCGAGCTCGGCGACGCAGCCCACCTATAAGGCGTTGCTGTTCGACGGCTGGGCCCCGGGCGGCACGTTCACGAGGCGCGTCATCGTCCGCAAGGCCCTGTCCACGGACGCCGTCGAGCTTGCCTACACCAAGGACAAGCAGACCTTGTACGGCGTCAAGTTCTCCGGCCACTACGTGACCGCGTCGATCGCGCCCATCCACATCGTCGACCAGACCAGCTAGCCGACGCCTGTCCCTGCACGTATCGAGGAGCACCACCCATGGCATCCACCACCGCACGTACCCGCCAGACCGCCGCGGCCCGGAAGCGGGCCGCGGCCAAGCCCGCCCCAGTCGACGAGGAGTTCGAGCTCGTCGAACTCTCCAGCTCCGTCGACGAAGAGGAGCGCGTCGGCTTGTTCTCCATCGACGGCACGATCTACACGATCCCCAAGGTCGTACCGCAGGGCGTCTCCCTGGAGTTCGTGAGGATCGGCCGCGAGTACGGCGAGGAAGCCGCCGCTGTCCGTCTGCTGGAGCGGCTTCTCGGCCCGGAGCCGTACAAGGCGCTGGAGCAGTGTCCGACGCTGGATGACAAGAAGATGCAGAAGATCCTCGACATGGCGCAGAAGATCGCGTTCGGGAAGGCCGAGGTTAAGGGGGGAAAAGCGGGCTGACCTGGACGGTCGGGCTGGCCGAACGGCTGGAACAGATCGTATGGGTCCTCGACCACCAGGGCGATATCGACGCCGACTTCCTCGCGATCTACGGCATCGACCTCTATGAGCAAGAGGTCGACGGGCCCCGCTACTTCGCCCTCGCCCACCGGCTGACCGCCTACCAGGGCGTGATGACCGCCCGCGTCGACCAAGAGCAAGACCAGACCAGCAGCACAACCACCCGCACCAGTAGCACCCAGCCCGCCCAACAGGGCGGCGGCGAGAACCGTGAGGTCTCGCTGACGGCGTTCCGGGTCATGTTCCCCGGAATCGTGAGCGGAGGAAGCGCAGGTGGCGGGTAGCTTTCGCATAGCCGAGGGATACGTCGAGGTCAGTGCCGACGAGTCCGCCTACGACCGCGCCATGGCCCGCCTCAAGTCCAAGGACCAGCGGATCAAGGTCGGTGTCGACCTCGACGACCGGGCTGCCCTCGCCAAGCTGGACCGCCTCGCCCGCGAGCGCATCATCACCGCCAAGATCAAGGTCGACGAGACGGCACTGTCCCGCCTCCGTCTGCGAGACCTCGACGTCACCGTCACGCCGAAGATGAACGACACGGCCCTCCGCCGCGTACAGGCGCAGTTGGACCGGCTCACCGCCGACCGCGTGGTCAACATCCGAGCGAGCGTGGACACCCGGGTCGCCGCGGCAGAGATCCGCAACCTCATCCAGCGCCGTCAGGTCCGCATCGGCGTCGACGTCGACACCCGGGTCGCCGCCGATGAGATCAACAACCTGACCCGGCGACGCACCGCACGCATCGTCGCCGACGCCGACACGGCAGCTGCACGTGCTCGCCTCGACGCCCTGGCCCGCGACCGCCACGCCAACGTGCGCGTAGACGTCGACCGGTCCGCACTGTCCAGCCTCGGAGGAGGCGGGGGAGGACTTGGCGGGCTCGTCTCAAGCCTGACCAGCCTCTCCAGCATCGCCGTCGGCGCACTGCCCACCGTGGCATCCCTGGGGCAGGCCATCATCCAGATGGGGCCCGCCGCAGCCGTCGCCGCGCCCGCCGTGCTGTCGCTCGGCGCAGCCTTCACCGCAATCAAGATCGGCACCAGCGGTATCGGGGACGCGTTCAAGGCGGCGTTCGCGCCGGCCACAGCCAGCGCGGGCGCGGCCACCAAGAGCATCCGGCAGGTCGAGAACGCGCAGCGCTCCCTCGCCAAGGCCCAGCAGGGCGTGAAGGACGCCGAGGTCAACGCCGCTGCGGCACGGGTGCAGGCGGCCCGGCAGATCGAGGACGCGCAGCGCTCCCTCAAGTCGACCGTCTCGGATGTGGCGGACGCCAACCGGCGCGCAGCCGAGCAGGTCGCGCAGGCCGAGCAGGATCTCACCGACGCCCAGAAGTCGGCCCGGCAGGCACAACTGGACCTGACCGCGGCCCGCAAGGACGCTGCCCGCCAGCTCGAAGACCTCGCCAACCAGCAGAAGGATGTAGAGCTCGACCGGCGCGAGGGAGTCCTCCGCGTTCAGGATGCCCAGGACGAGCTGAACAAGACGCTCGCCGACCCGAAGGCCACCCAGCAGCAGCGGGCCGAGGCGCAGCTCACCTACGACGAAGCGGTCCAGCACCTGCAGGAGGTTCAGCTCCAGCAGGATCGGCTGACGAAGGATGCGGCCGACGCGAACAAGGCCGGCGTCGAGGGCTCGAAGCAGGTCACGGACGCCAAGGCCAAGGTTGCCGACGCCAACCAGACGATCTCCGACAAGACCCGGGCGTTGAAGGACGCGGAGATTGAGGCGTCCCGCACGCAGGTTGAGGGCGCACAGAAGGTCGCCGACGCCGAACGCGCGGTCGCTGACGCCCGCGAGGCGGCCCGCAAGGCAGCCGTCGACGGTGCACGGCAGATCGCCGACGCGCAGGCCGCCGTCGCGGACGCGGCCCGCGCCATGGCCGACGCACAGACGTCCGGTGCTGCGGCGACGAACAAGGTCGGCACGGCCCTGGCGAAGCTCGCACCAAACGCGCGGGCCTTTGTCGACGCGGTCCTCGCCCAGCGGGAGGCCTGGCGCGGCCTCAAGCTCGACGTGCAGAACGCCCTGTTCGCCGGGCTCGGGCAGACGTTCACGACTATGTCGGCGGCCATCCTGCCGTCGCTGCGCACGGGCCTGACCGGCACGGCAACCATCCTCAACCAGACGGCGAAGAACGCCGCGAGCGCAGTCACCGAGCTCGGCAAGACGGGGATGCTGCGACGGTTGTTCGATGGCCTCAACGAGGGGATGAAGCCGCTCACGCGGATCCCGGGTCAGTTCATCACCGGCCTCACGCAGATCTCCGTAGCCGCCTCGCCCGCGTTCAAGCGGCTCACCACCGCGGCGGGCGGAGTCGCCGACACCATCTCGAAGAAGCTCGGCGACGCGTTCAAGAGCGGCCGGATGGCCGACGCCATCAACACCGCCGTAGGCATCGCCAAACAGTTCGGGCGCCTGATCGCGGACATCGCCGGAACGATCGGCAACGTACTGAAGGCAGCCGCAGCCGGCGGCGGGGACGCCCTCGGCGCGATAGGCGAGGCCTTCAAAGAGCTCCGCAAAATCACCGCCATGCCGGAAGTGCAGAAGGCCCTCACGAGCATCTTCACGGCGATCAACTCCATCGCGAAGCTGCTGGCTGGCACGCTCGGCGCGGTGATTCAGGCGGCACTCCCACTGCTCGCCGCACTCGCGCCCGTCGTAACCGAACTCGCCCAGAAGTTCGCGCCGGTGCTGGCCGATCTGGCGACATCGCTGGGCAAAGCCCTGATGCCGATCATCGAAGCGCTGCTGCCCGTGGTGAAGGACGTCGGTGGCGTCCTCGTCGGCCTGGTGCAGGCGGTCATGCCGCTGCTGCAGCCCATCGGCAACTTGATCGCCACCGTCGTCAAGGCGATCGCACCGTTCATCAAGACCCTGCTCGACGCCCTCGTCCCGTTCGTCGCCATGCTGGCCCAGGCCCTCGTGCCGATCTTCGCCGCGCTGCTGCCAGCGGTTCAGCTGGTGGGCCAGTTCCTTGCCGCGATGGCCCCGCTGTTCCCGCAGCTGCTGACGGCGCTGACGCCGCTACTTCCGCCGCTCGGGCAGCTCATTACGGCGCTGCTGCAGCTGGCAATGCAGGTGATTACTCCGCTGATGCCGCTGGTCACCGGTCTGGCGACGTTGCTGGCGACCGTGCTGGCTGGGGCGGTCAACCTGCTGGTGCCCGTCATTACGACGGTGATCGGCTGGCTCACGGCCCTCGCCGACGGGGTGAAGAAGGTTGTGGGCTGGATTGTTGACGCCTTCCAGTGGCTGTACGACAAGCTCGTCGGGCACAGCATCATCCCGGATATGGTGCGGGCGATCATCTCGTGGTTCGGGTCGCTGTGGACCGGCACGAAGAAGATCTTTACCGACCTGAAGAACTGGGTCGTGAGCACGTGGAACAGCCTGTGGGATGGCGTGCGCACGAAGTGGAACAGCTTCTGGTCCGGTCTGAAGTCGGCGATCTCCGGGGCGTGGACGACCGTGCGGAACGGCGTGTCCGACCTCAAGAACGGCGTCACGAACACGTGGAATAACCTCTGGAATGGGGCCCGCGACAAGATCTCGTCGATCTTCTCCACGATCAACGGGAAGATCAGCACGTTCAAGTCCAGCATGAAGACGGCGTTCTCAACCTTGCGCGACAGCCTGGGAACGATCTGGGACGGCGTGAAGTCGAAGATCGCCTCACCGGTCCGGTTCGTTGTGAACTCGGTCTACAACAACGGCATCCGCAAAATGTGGAACTCCATCGCCGGAAAGATCTCCAGCAAAATCACGCTGCCTCCGGTTCCCCTCAACTTCAACACCGGCGGCGTCGTCCCCGGCTCCGGGAACAAAGACACCGTCCCCGCAATGCTCACCCCCGGCGAACGCATCCTCTCCAACAGCCAAGTCGCCGCACTCGGCGGCCACCGCGGCATCGACGCCATGCTCGGCACAGACCGCCCCACCAAGACCGGCGGCAACCCGACCAGCCAGCAAGAACGCAAACGCCAGCAGGCCACACCCCACTTCGGGCACGGCGGCATCGCCGGGACCATCGGGACCATCGGCAGCGCCATCGGAGGCGCCGTCAGCTCCGCCGCCTCCTGGACGAAAGACCTCGTCCTCGGCGGGCTGAAGGCCGCCGCGCAGAAGGCGCTCTCGGCTCTCGTCCGGCCGCTCATCAACCAGATCCCGGGCAGTGGCATCGGCAACCTGATGCGCGGGCTGAGCAACAAGGCCGTCGACGGGATGTTGTCCTGGTTCACCACCGAGGACAAGAAGGCAGTCGGCGGCCCCGCCGTACAGCGGGCGTTGTCGTGGGTGAAGACGCAGAACGGGCTGCCCTATCAGTGGGCCGGCAACGGGAACCCCAGCTGGGACTGCAGCGGTCTGATGAGCGCCATCGAGTCCGTGATCCGCGGAGAGCACCCGCATCGCCGGTGGGCAACGGGTGCGTTCTCCGGATCGAGCGGCCCGCCCGGCTGGGTCCGCAACCTGAACTCACCATTTGAAATCGGGATCACGAATGCGGGAGTCGGGCACACCGCGGGCACTCTTGCCGGAATGAACGTCGAAAGCAGCGGCGGGCGCGGCGTCCACATGGGCAAGAGCGCCCGCGGCTACAACGACAGCCTGTTCACCTCGCGCTGGGGGTTCGCCCCGGCCGCCAAGTTCGACAGCGGCGGGTTGTTGCAGCCCGGGGCGACGATGTCCGTCAACGCCACCGGCCGCCCCGAGCGGGTCCTGTCGGCGGACCACACGGCCAAGCTCGACGCGATGCTGGCCAGCTCCGGCGCGGGCGGCCCGGTCACCATCCAGGAGATCAACATCAGTGGGACGTTCGACTTCTCCAGCCCCGCTAGCCGTCGGGCCGCCGCGAACGCGATGGTCGCCGAGATGAAGGAAGCCATCCGTCTCTACGACAAGGCGAGGGCCCGATGAGCGCGTTCAACTGGGGCGACCTCCAGCTCGGCCGCATCCCCCTCAGGGAGACATTCGTCGCGACCGAGTCCGGCGGAGGTGACGGCCGCGGCCTCGACCTCGAAGGGCAGGAGTCGTATCCGCCGCTCACCCGGGCGCAGGTCATCGCCCGGCATGACGGCATCAACTCGCTGATCCCCGGGCAGGTCATCAACGTCACATTCACGGATAAACCGGAGCGCAACGGCTTCTACGCCGTGAAAAGCTCCGGGGCGACCTACACCGAATACCTCAACGAGGCGGTCACCAGCTCCTGGAAGGTCAGCCTCGACCGGATCGGCTCCGACGCGGAAACCGATCTGCAGAGCAGGCTCACCGGCGCGGTCAGGTTGAACGACTTCGCGTTGGCGGGCGAGCGCTGGCACGCCCCGCCGATCGGCCACTACGGCTACTACACCGGCGCCACGAACGCGACGACGATGACCCGCACCGGAGCAGACGGCACCATCACCGTCTACCGCGGCGTACCCGCCAACGTCTCCCCGCGCTGGGGCTGCGTACCGACCGCCTACCTTGCCGGCCGAGTCCGCGCCACGACGACGGGCGGGCAGGAGGTGTACGGCGTCGACGTACCCCTTGCTGCGACCGGCTGGTCCCTGACGAACGGGCTCATCAACGTCACCGGCGGAGGTGCTGCCACCCTGGACGTGCAGACGTACAGCGGGGGCGCCTACCGCTCCAAGCTGTGGAACGTCTCCGTGGCGGGCAGTGCGTCGTCGATCACCACGTGGGATGGGGCGACACTGCTCCGCAACGACCCCGAAATGATCGTCCTGCGCCTGACGAAGGGCCTCAACCCGGGCCGCGCCACCCTCGATCTGACACTGCGCCGCGGCTCCCGCACCGTCGAGGGCTACCTGCAAGTCGGCACCGCCAACACCCTGTGCGCCTATCGGGCAACAGCTGAGGCCGCCACGAACAACACGTCCTACCTGGTCGCCACCAGCGACGACGCAGACGGCAACGCCTACGCCTGCGGCAGCGCCCGCACTTTCACCGCGCACGCCAACGGCGGCATCGTCAAAGCCGCCACCACAGCCCTGGACTTCTGGATCGGCGCCGTCGCCAGCCAGACCACCCTCAACGTCAACCCCACCTTTGAGGTTGACGTCTCCGACTGGACCCCCACATCAGCGACGCTTACCCGCAGCAACGTGCAGGTGAAGTGGGGCGCCTGGTCCGGGCTGCTCACCACCACAGCCGCCGCCAACCCCCGTGCAGAGTCGAGCCAGATCGCCGTCACCGCAAGCGGCTCGTACCGGGCATCCGGATGGCTGTACGCCCCGGCCGCAATCCCGACCGGCTGCGGAGTGAACATCAACTGGTTCGACAACACGCACGCCTACCTGTCCACCTCGGCGAACTCGTCCGTGCCCGCGACCGGGGCGTGGATTCCCTACGACCAGACGTTCGCCGCGCCTGTGAATGCGGCCTACGCGACCCTCGTGTTCTCCATCGGGGGCACTCCCGGCGCCGGGGTCCTGCTGTACGGCGACGACGTGCGACTGCGTGCAGCGACACCATCCGGGGACGCCGCCACCGACCTGCGAAATATGTACATCGCCGCCATGCCGGAAGCCGTCTACGGAGTCCGGAGGTAGCAAGTGGCGGTCAATGAAGTCCTCAAAGCCCTCGGCTCGTGGGAGATCAAACTCCTGCCCGGGACGCCCCGCGACGTCCTCGACAGCCTTGATTACTTCGGGCACGTCGCGATCGCCCCCGGCCGGCTGGACCCGCTGCAGTACGGCGACAACCTGCTGACGACCGCCCGCTACGTCGGCGTCCTCCGCACCAAGACGATCGGCGACGACGGCCGCACCAGCGCGCCCCAGGACGACCTCGCCGTCGGCGGCGTCGGCATGGCCATGTGGCTCGGCGACGAAGACGGCAAAGGCGCGATCTACGAAAACGCGATCACGCCCGCGTCCGCATCCTTCGCCACCACCATCAACATGCTGCTCCCCGCCTCCGGCGCAGGCGCCGTCACCGCGGGAACCATCTACTCCGTGGCAGGCCAGTACACGGGCCACCACCAGTACGAGTCCCCGCGGACCGCCATCGGCTACGTGTGCGACACCATGTCCACCACGTCGGTACCCGTCTCCTGGCGCGTCAACGGCAACGGCACCCTTGACGCCGGCCCGGACGCGAACCTGTTCGTCACCAACCCGACGTGCGTGATCCTCGCGACCGGCGCCGGCGAGGATATGGCGCTGCGGGCCCTCCCCGGCTCGATGGACGTCACCCGCGACATGGAGGACTACAGCACCCGCGTTGTCCTCCTCGCCGAGGGGGAAGGCTCGAGCATCGCCACGGGTACGGCGGATATCACCCCGGCGACGCCATACAAGGACATCCACGGCAACGCCTTGAAGTTGACCAGGCTGGTCAGCGAGTCGGACACGGCGACCGGGAACGCCGCCACACGCGCGCAGTTGGCGTTGTCGCAGTTCATCTCCACCCGCAACGCGTTGACCTTGTCGACGGCCGACTACGACGTTCACGGGTCCTTCCAGGTCGGCGACCGGGTGTGGGTGTACAACCCCGACGCCGGACTCGTCGACACCACCACGGAGATCACGTTCCGGGGGGTGCGGATCAACCCGCTCAAACTCCAGGTCACCGAGACGTCGTGGGCGATCACCAAGGGGTACACGGTCGCCTACCGCACCGTGAACGGGGCGTGGATCGACCTCACCCAGTACGTCGAATGGGAGACCGACGGCACCAACACGGTGACCGTCGGGGACTTCTCCCGGCAGCTCGCCAACACTGGCACAGAGCCTGTCGGCTCCCGCCCCAATGCCGACACGTCCACGCCCGGCCAGCCCGTCTTCGTCACCCCGTTCACCGGCGTCGCCTACCTCGATAACCGGGGCTTCACGAGGGCGCGCGTTATCCTCAACTGGAACGCACCCCTCAACGTCGACGGCTCCACCGTCCTCGACGGCGACCACTACGAGATCCGCTACGCCGTCGACACCGACATGCTGTACCCGGCGACCTGGACGCAGGTCTCCCAGGTCAGGTGGCAGGACTTGCAGTCGTGGGCGCAGCCGTTCGCCGCCCCGACCGGCAAGTGGCAGTCGATGGTCGTCAACTGGGACACCACCACAGCCCAGCTACAGGACCTGTCCCCGGGCGTCGGCTACGACATCCAGATCCGCGGCGTCGACAAGACCGGCAACACCGGCGCCTGGTCGCCGACGACGACGTTCGTGGCCTCGGCCGACAACCTGCCGCCCAGCACACCCGCGGCCCCGTCGGTGGCGGGCAGCCGCATCGCCGTGCAGATCACCCACCAGCTCGGCAAGAGCTCGGGCGGCACGTTCAACCTGGAGTCGGACCTCGATCACCTCGAAGTCCACGTGAGCTACGAGCCCACGTTCACACCGGACGCCACGACCCTGAAGGGGAAGGCGGTCGCCAACGCGGGGATGATCCAGGCGCAGATCCCCGTCGTGGTCACCGTGCAGGTCGAGGAGACGTCGGCCCGCTACGTGCGGGTCGTCGCAGTCGACAAGACCGGCAACAAGAGCGGGCCGTCCGATTCGGCGACAGCGACCGCGCTCCTCATCGACGACGCCCACATCTCCGACCTGACCGTCTCGAAGGTCACCGCCGGGCAGATCAACGCCGACTGGATCGTGGGCGCCCGCATCAAGACCGCCGACACCGGGTCGCGCGTCGAGCTCAACAGCGCCGGCCTCCAGGCCTACGACTCCACCGGCACGCAGACCGTCAACATCGCCGCCGCCGACGGATCCGTGTCCATCATCGGCCAGCTCAAATCCGGCACGTCGGGTAAGCGTATCGAGATCAACCCGACCAACACCTACCTGCCAGAAATCCGCTGGTACGCCAACACCGGCACTGACTACGGCTACATCAACGCCCTCTCATCAGGCACGGACGTTAGCCTCGGCATGAACTCGTCGCCCTACGACGACGGCACCGGCACCCAGGTCATCTCCCGCGCCATCCTCAGCACCAGTGCCGCGCAACTGTCCGTCATCCGCCAGGACGACCAGTCCCGGCGCGGCGGCTACGTACTGGCGGCGGCAGGAAGCTTGTTCGCCGGGTTCGTCAGGGCAGGAGTAGACGGCGGCTACTACTACGCCGATTCAGTGCAGGGCCGCTTCGGCTGGAACCCGAACGATGCCGACGGCCAGCACCTGGATTTCAGCAGCGGCAACACCCACCACATCGGCCGCTGGGCCGACTTCGCCTCAGCCGGAACCACCGACGGCATCTGGACCGCCAGCGAGCCCTTCGTCGCCTCCGGCGACATCGCCCTCAGCCTGGGGTATGGGGCGACGATGGCGTCCGGCATGGTGCCCCTCGTGACGCTGCGGCACACCGTGCTGCGGACCTGGCAGGTCACCTCCTCAACCGCGACCGGCATCACGGTGACGGTCGGAACATCCAGTGGAATCCCTTCTCTTAGTTGCTGGGTCTATCGTGTCTGAACCTCGAATCCACACCGTCGACGCGGTGACCGAGCGCCTCACCAACGGCGCCCCACGCTGGGCCGTCCACCACGTCGACCAGGACGGCAACGGCGGCGGATACGTCTTCCCGAAGGACGCGCTGGAATGGCGGGCCGCCGAGTACGGGCTTACGGACGCCGACGAAATCCTCGACATCGTCCTACACGAGCCGTACCTACCCGACGCGCCAGACAGAGACGACGCGGCGGCCCGGGTAGGGCTTGTGACCTCCACGGGACCCGAGGCCGAGCCCATCACACTGCTCAACGCCACATCCACCGCCGATGCCGCCACGGCGCACCGGCTGCGCATCGCCGACGCCAAGCGCCGCTCAGGCCGGATCGCGCCCCCCGGCAAGGGCAAAGACCCGCTCGACGTCATCAGAGCCAACCACGGCATCGACGCGGAACGCGTCCGGGCGAAACGCGAGGCCATCGACGTTCATCGCTGGCAGCTGCTGTACGGGGGCTTCCCCGTACCCATCCCTACGGCCACCCTGGAGGTGCCTCGTGCCTGATCCGTCCACCACCAGGATCTCGCTCTACAAGTCCAAGTCGGACGGGTCCGAGCTGGTCAACTACACCCAGGATCTAGGTCAAAACTGGGACAAGGTCGACCTCGCCGTCGGCTACCAGGTCGTCACCTCCGGCACCCGCCCAGCAACGCCCTACTCGGGTAAGCCGATCGCGCAGTCCGACACCGCCTACAGCACGTTCTTCTCCAACGGCACCGCGCCCGCATCCGCCTCCTGGGTCGAAATCCCCAACAGCAGCTCGACTTTCGGCTCCAACCTGAAACTCGCCTCCGGCGCGCAGCTCACCATCGGCGCAGACGTCAACCTCTTCCGCAACGCCGCCAACGTGCTGCGAACCAACGACGCCCTCATCGTCGACGGCGCCCTCACAGCCAGCAGCAACGTCGCCATCAGCGGCGACCTCAAACTCGTCGGCGGCACCACCACCTACCGCAACCAGCTCAGCGCACAGACCACCGTCGCGAACACCGCGACAGAAACCGTCATCGCCTCCATGACCGTCCCCGCAAACGATGCCGTCGTCGGCGCCGTCTACCGCATCAAAGCGTGGGGCACCGTCTCCGCCGCCGCCGCAACAACACCCACCATGAACTGGAAATGGAAGATCGGCGGCACCGGCGGCTACCAGATGGCGCAAAGCCAAAACCGCACCGCAGCCGCCGCCGGAGTCACCGGCCGGGCCTGGCAGTGCGTCGGCGAAGTCGTGTGCCTCGCCACCGGCGCCTCAGGATCCTTCCAGGGATCACTGCTCACCATCGAAGGCTGGAGCGTCACCGGCGGCCCCCCGATCGTCACCCCCGCCACCATCCTCGACGGCATCACCCCCGGCACCCGCGACTCCACCGCCAGCCAGCAGATCTGCCTCACCGCCACGTGGGGCACCGCCAACGCCGCCAACACCCTGACCTGCCTCGGCTACTACGCCGAACGCATCGCATAGGAGGAAGTCACATGACCACGTTCGAGGTCATCCTGCTCATCGAGGTCGGCATCATCGCCATCGGTGCACTCCTTGGCTGGCGGCGGCCCTAACCCTGCTCGTCCTCCGGGTACGGCGGCTGCGCGGCCAGATCCGGGCCGCCGGCCGCCGACTGCTGTGCGGCTTGCTCGAGTTCCTTCACGCGCCGCTCCAGCACCTCGACCTGCGCCCGCAGGACGAGGGTCTCGTCGAACAGCTCGCCGCAGCGCTTCCGGTAGACGGGGAACGCGTCTTCCACGCTGATCTGCTGGCCCATCACGCCACCGCTTTCTTCCTGCGGGCCCGCTTGCGGGGGCCGGTACGTGCTTCGTATTCCGCGTTCCGTCGCCGGGCGCACCGTCGGCACTCGCGTCCACCGTCTGGTCGGCGGTAGGTGTTCGCTGCGTCGTAGGGGTTGCCGCAGACGCCGCAATGCGTCTTTGCGGCGTTGACGTTCTGGCCGTGGGTGACGGCGTCGAGCATGTTCTGCGATCGGCTACCGAATGCGAGGTTGGCAGCTCTGCAGTCAGCCTTCACGCCATTGAGGTGACGGACGTCCACGCCTTCGGAGCGGGGTCCTATGAAGGCCTCGGCGACCAGTTGGTGCACGGATCGGAGTCGACGCTTGCCGCCCGTGTAGATGTACAGGGTCATATAGCCGTGGGTGCCCTTGGAAGGCTTGAGGATCTGCGGCGTCTTGCGCAGCAGACTCCGAACGCGCCCTAGGCTGCTGACCTCGTAGCGCCCTTCGGCGCCAGTCACGGACCGCCACTCTTCTGATTCGGTCATGCCGCCGCCCCCTGGTTGGGGATCTTCTCGGCGAGCGCCCGGTATCTGTCGAGGAGATCCGTCGCGTTCAGGAAGGGATGTTGAGGAAAAAAGGACCAATGGGACACAACGGCGTTGCCGCGGAGGATGTTGGGCCGTCCGGTCGCGAGCGGCTGGTGCACGGTGTGGAATGACTCCTCCTCGTCGGGGACGAGGATCCCGGGGCCGTGGGGCAGGTCGGCGTACATGCTGCCCAGGCTTGCGAAACAGCTGACGGAGAACTGGGTTCCAGGCTGGAGCGGGAAGTCCTGGTACATGTAGAGCGACTCGACGGTCCCCGCCTCTATGTGGTCGAGGAGCAGCTCGTGCAGCTTCACGGCGAAGGGTCCGTTGGCCCAGCCGGTGGGGTCCATGCAGTAGGCGTTGACGGCGCCCCACTCCATGGGAACCTTCCCGCACAGCTGCAGGAAGTGGGAGCAGATCGCGTTGTTGATGATGATCGGGAACACGGCGGTCGGCGCGGGCATCTCGATACGGGCGCGTACCAGGTTCTCGACGGCCGCCTCGTGCAGGTAGACGACATCGTCATCGAGCCGTAGGTAGATCGCGTCGGGGTCGGTCATCTCCCGGTAGGCGTAACCGGTGTTGCGCTGCTTCTGCCCGTGAATGAGCACCCCCTCCGGCCTGTGCTTGAGAACAAACCAGGGGTACTGCTCCGCCAGCTCGTGCGCGTAGGCGACGTCGTCTTCCTGGCCGGTCGGGTCGGTGTTCATGAACGCCCAGACCTCGTCGACGAGGCCGCGGGCGACGTCCCGCTTCAGGTACTTGATCAAGATGCTGTACGTTCTGCGGCGCCCGTAGGGTGTCCAGGCGATCACGCGGCGGCCGTCAATCATGCTGCTGTCCTCTCTGCTGCGGGCGCAGAGAGCGCCGCTTCCCACTGTCGGTTGATGGCCTGGAGGATCGATCCGGAGGCCTCTGCGCGGGCGGCCATGCCCATCTGCTGCCGCAGCCCGGGATCGTCCACGAGGCGCTTCAGGTAGCGGCCCCACTCGTGCTCGCGCCGCACCAGGAACCCGTTCTCCCCGTGCCGGATCACCCGGCGGTACGGCTCTATGTCCGACGCAATCAACGGGATGCCGAGGATCGAGGACTCCAGCCACTTCGTCGGATACTTCGCCCGGTTGAACGGGATGTCCCGGTACGGCGCCACCCAGACGTCCCATTCGCCGACCGCCTGCATGTAGTGCTCGTGCCGCTCCACCCACCCCAACGCCCCGATCTGCCAGCCGCGGAGCCCGAGCGCCATGGCGTGCTCGGGAGTGATACCGACGATGCGGACCTGCACGCCGCCGGGCCGCCGGTACTGCGAGATCCGGTTCAGCGCCCGGACCGCCTCCGGGAGTTCGGCGACCGTGGACGACGTGCCGGCCCAGCCAACCGACAGCGGCCGGCCCTTCGCCTGATAGTCGCGGGGCGTCCCCAGGTACTGCGCCGGCAGCCCATTGGGGACGACTCGGACGTCGGCCGCATAGTCGCGGAGGACGGCGGCCAGCGGCTCTGAGCAGCAGGTGACGAGGTCGGCGAGCTGCATGTTGTCGGCGAGGCGTTGCAGCATCGCCTTGTCCCAGGTGCGGACGGCGGCCTGGTTGACGGGGTCGAGGTGGAAGTAGTCGTCGTCGAGATCGAGGACGAGCCGCTTCCCCTGCTCTTTCAGCCGCTGCCACATCATGGTCGGCTCTGGTTTGGCGACGCGGCAGCCAACGACCGTGTCCAGGGCGGGCCAGTCCTTCGGGAGCCGCATCCCGCCAGATACGGCGTGCCCGAGCCATTGCAGGCTCATGCCGGGCAGGATCGCCCTATACAGGGCGGAACCTGCCTCGTCGGCCGACCAGAAGTGAACGCGCACGTCAGGCCACACCGCTTCGCAGCTGAGCCTGAGCCTTCCGGATCTCGTCCTTGACCTGCTCGCGGAACTTCTCGAAGTCGCCTTCGATCTGGACGTGAAGCGGGTAGCTGTCGGGACCGGTCGGCACCTCGTTGGCGGGGATCTCAACTTCCTCGTCGAAGACGAGGATGGTTCGAGCTCCGAGCTCGTCCCTCAAGTGGGGTGGATCGCGCAGGAAGTCCAGCATGCTTTCTGGATTCTGGACCTTGTCGATGACCAGGACGAACGGCGTGACCATGTCGTCGCCGTGGTGCTCGGTCGGAAGTTCGAGGATCTGCAGACGCGCCATCAGACCGTCACCGCCTGCGAATCGACCAGATACCCGGGGAGCCACTGTTCGGCGTAGTAGCGGACGGTGTGGTGGATGCCTTCGTCGAGGGGCACGAAGTCGGCGGCCGTCATCCCGATCTGCTGGAGCGTCGTCGTGTCGGAGGAGACGACGGCGTTGGGGACTTCGCCGGGCCGCATCGGCAGGTGCTTGATGGCGACGGGCTCGCGACCCGTGTACCGGGTGGCTTCTTCGGCGACGAGGCGGGCGATGTCGTTGACGGTGAGGGACTCCAGCGGCCCGACCTCGACCGGCTTCTCGGTGGGCCCGTGGGCGGCGGTGTGCTCGAGCGCGGTGACGAACGCGCGGGCGACGTCGGCGACGTACACGCAGTCGGAGATCTGGGTGCCGTCTCCGTACACCTCGATTGGGGCGCCGGTCAGGGCGCGGCACGACAGCGAAGGCATGATCTTCCGAACCTTGCTGGTGCCGTAGGGGGCGGCGATCGACTGCCCCGGCCCGTAGGCGTTGACGGGGCGGACGATGGTGATCCGGCCGCCGTCCCGGTAGAGGTTGTACATGCGGGCCAGGTCCTCGGCCGCGCTCTTGGTGATCGTGTAGCAGCCGGTTCCCTGGAGCCGCATGAAGTGGTTGCCCACCCCTGCATAGGCGACCGGTAGCCCGTACTGCGTGGCGGCCTCGAAGACGTTCAGCGAGCCGAGGATGTTCGTCTCCGCCGACGGGCGCGGGTTGCTGATCGTCTCCTGCGTGCCGAGGACGGCCGCGAGGTGGATGATCCCCTCGCAGTGCGCGGCGGCCTCCGTCACGGCGGTGGCGTCGCGGACGTCGCCGAGGAAGAACTCCTCGCCGGGCGCGAGCTGCTGGCGGCGGTCCTGGTGGTCCATGACGAGCACCGTGTGGCCGCGCGCGAGGAGTTCCTTGCGGATCCATGAAGCGATGAAGCCGGAGCCCCCAGTGACGAGTGTCTTCATGCCTGCTGCTCCTTGCTGGTGATGTCGCTGTCGAGGGCTTCGATGAGTTCGCCGGTCGGGCAGGGCCAGAGCACCCCGCAGCTGGGACAGACGTTGTCGGACTCCATCCGCCCGCCGCCCGCCGTGTCGAAGCTGCCGTGACCTTCGTGGTGCAGGTCGCGGAACTGTTGGACGTAGCGCTGGAGGCGGACGATCTCGCGGACGTAGTCGAGGTTCGTGTGGGTGGTGGCGAGGTGCTCGCAAACGGCGGCCTCAACGCGTCCGACCCGCTCGGTCATGGCGTGTTCGACTAGGGCCGCGATCCCGGCTTGGATGCCGTCTTCGATGCGGACGGTGGGCCAGGTGGTGGGGAGTTGTCCGTCGGGTTCGTCGTGGTGCCAGCCGCAGTCGGGCATGGGGCACAGGTAACGGGTGCCGCTGGTCACGGCGTCTCCTTGCCCTTGTCGCAGGTGCAGGTCTTGCAGTGCGCGGCTGCCTGGTGTTTGGCCTTGGCAACGTCACGGGCGGCCACGATTGCCGAGTTGATGAGCAGAGTGGCGGCGATGATCGCTGTGATGGCGATGGCGGTGGTCACGACACCTCCCCTTCGAGCGCCTTGAGGGTGGCGCAGTGGGCGTAGCCGACTGGCGAGTTGTCGGTGCTGGAACCATCGAAAGCGGAGCACTCGGCGCAGATGGTGCCCCGGTCGCGGAATTCGACTGGCCGATGCAGCTGGCGCACGCGCTCGATCGCGGCTTCAGCGCGGGTCAGGCGGGTCGCGGCAGTTGGCGGCGCGGCAGGCTCCAACCCTCGCCACTTCGCTCGATGAAGCCATCCGCGAACCGTAGAGACGGGGACACCGCGCCTTTCGGCGATGACTCCTGCTGCGTTCCTCACACCCTCTCTACGGAGGGCGTCACATTCATGCACCACGGATACAAGGTTCAGCAGTGCGTTGAAACTGCGGGCTTGGCCAGCACCCGCTTCTGGGTTGAGGTCGGGGCGCAGTCTGCGAACGACGTCTTCGGGCGATTCGGTCCGCTCGCGCGGGCACCGGATCGGCGTACCCCAGCCGTCGGTGTGGACTTCGCCGCCGCACTCCGGGCGCGGGCAGGGGGCGCTCATCGCGAACTCCGGGCGGCAGATGTGTAGTCGACGCGCATCTCGGCGGGCTGCGCGAGCGCGACGAACGCGAAGAGGACAGCTAGCGCTGTGGTGATAGCGGTCATGACGCTCCTGTGCGGGTGCGTGTGCGGGTTGGCGCGGGATTTGAGCGGCAGGGGTGCAGACCCGCACGGCCACACCCCTGCCACAGGCCCTCTGAGCAAAGAACCCACTCACACGATACCTGCGATTCGTAGGTGAATGGCGGGTCTAGGACTACGATTCCAAGGTAAAGGCTCGTCGTGAGGAGACCCGCATGGCCACACAGCACAGACAGCTCGGCCGCCACGTCGAACACGACCCCCGCAGCCTCCAGTTCGCCCACGGCGTCCTACCGAAGACCGCCATCAAGACGGTCGACTGGACCCGCAGGGCGCCGATCTTCGACCAAGGCCAACTCGGCAGCTGCACCGGAAACGCTGCGGCCGGACTCCTCGGGACCGACAGCGCAGCCCGCACCGGCCTCACCTCGGCGACGATCGGCGACAGCGTCGTCCCCGTCGACGAAAACCTCGCGGTGAAGGTGTACGAGCTGGCCACGCAACTGGACGGCATCAAGGGCACCTACCCGCCCGACGACACTGGTTCGTCCGGCATAGGCGCGGCGAAGGCCCTGAAGAAACTCGGCCTCGCCGTCTCCTATACGCACGCGTTCAGCCTCGACGCCCTCAAGTCCGCCCTACAGACAGGCCCGGTCATGGTCGGCACGGTCTGGCTGGAGTCGATGTTCGACCCCGACCCGACAACCGGGTTCGTGAAGGTCGACCGCAAGAGCCAGGTCGCCGGCGGCCACGAGTACGTGCTCTCCGCCTACGACGCCACCCGGCAGGCGTTCCGCATCGACAACAGCTGGGGCGACTCCTGGGGTGTACGCGGGTCCGCCTGGTTCCAGGAGTCGGACGTCCAGTGGCTCCTCTCCCAGCAAGGCGACGTCACCGTCCCCGCCTGGGTCACCGCACCGGCACCCACCCCTCCTCCATCGCCCGCTCCTGCTCCGGATCCTCGACTGGTTGAGGTCGTGGCTCTGATGCAGGCGTGGGCGCGCGACAACCACGTGACGGGAGCCTGACCATGCCTGAGCTCTGGATGCCGGGCGCGACCCGGCTCGATATAGGCGACCACGCCGCAACCGACGGCGGCCCCGCGAAAGCGATCGCGCACATCACGTGGGACAAGAACGCGACCGCCGCGAAGCCGATCGACCTGGTGCCCTACGAGAACCTGCGCGCCTACTTCTCCGAGGGCGGCAAGACCGTCGCCCCGCACATTCTCTGGGACCCGTTCGGCGGCAGGTTCACGCAGTTCGTGCCCGCCAACTCCCGCTCGAAGAGCCTGGTCGACCTGGCCGGCGGAACCCGGACCAACCGGGCGGGCTCCGTCGTCATCCAGATCGAGGCGCTCTTCTTCCCCTACTGCCGCGTCGGGAAGGCCGTGTACCCGAGGCTCGCGGACACCCCGTGCAAGGGCTGGGACGAGCTGCACGCCTGGGTGAAGAGCTGGGGCGTGCCGGACGCGTGGCCCAACGGCAGGCCGGAGAACTGCACGCGCGACGAGCACACGTGGGAGACCAAGGCGGGCTACTACCCGCACAAGGGCACCCCCGAGAACACGCACGACGACCCGCTGACCTGGCCCGCGTTCCCGACCGTTGCGCCGCCCGTAACGCCTCCCGCCGCCAAGCCCAAGGTCTCGCTGGCGCACGTCATCTACGCCGCCCGCCACGACCCGGCCGCAGCGCAGGGCCACACCACCTACCGGGCCGAAGTCCTCCTCGTCGAGAAGGCGCTGCACGCCGAGGGCCTCCTGGCGACGCAGTACGTCGACGGCAGTTTCGGCACGAGGACCATCTCGGCCTACGCCGCCCTCCAGCGCCGCTACGGCTACTCCGGAGCTGCCGCCGACGGCATCCCCGGCAAGGCCTCCCTGTCGAAGCTCGGCAACGCCCACGGCTTCATCGTCACCGACTGACCCAACCCCGAAGGAACGCCATGACCGTCAACCTCGACTCGGCCTACTGGCTGGGCCTCGTCATATCCGTCGTCCTGCCCGTCCTCGTCGGCCTCGTCACCACCCGCGTCACCTCGCCTGGCGTCAAGTCGGTGCTCCTGCTCGCGCTCAGCACTGCGAACGGCTTCCTGGTCGAGCTCGCTGGTCCGCATGACGCCGGGTACAGCGTGCAGACCGCGGCGGTGCTCTCCCTCGTCTCCTTCGCGGTCGGCGTGCTCTCGCACTTCGGCCTGCTCAAGCCGACCGGGATCAGCGGCAAGGCGCAGGACAGCCTCGTCACCGCCCGCCCGCGCACCACTCAGGGCGTCTGAACGTAGGAGCTCCACGTGGCCGACGAGCCGACACTCGGCGAGGTCGCCAGACGCCTCGAGGCCATCCATGCCGACCTCAAAGAGGATCTCCGGGAGTACGGGGCCCGGCTCGACAAGAAGGTCAGCGTCGAGCGGTACGAGCTCGAGCGGCGTGCCGCCGACGAAGTGCACCGGCAAGTGATCGAGCGGGTCGCAGCCATCGAAGCGGGCCGCCTCCAAGAGCAGCGAGAAGCCGAAGCGGACCGGCGGAAACGGCAGGACGAGCGGCGCTCCGACAGGAGGCTCGTGTTCTCCTGCCTCGCAGCGCCGGTCCTCCTCCTGCTACTGCAGGCGTATTTGGCGGCGAGAGGAGCAGGTTCGTGAAGGGCCACCGGAGTCGAGAACAGATACAGCACCGCCGGGACATCACCTACGGCGTACTCGTCCTGGCCGGGGTCGTCCTGTTCACGCTGCTCGTTCTCTGGCTGCAGGAACTCAACCACAACCTGCGGACCGCCAACGACGCCCGCGACGCGTTGGCGCGGCAGGTGCAGCAGCTGGGGCACAAGCCGGTGGGCGGACCGCCAGGCAGCCGAGGCGAGCCGGGCAAGAGCATCGTCGGCCCCCAGGGACCGAAAGGCGACACCGGCGAGCCCGGACCCGTCGGCCCGATCGGACCCTCCGGCGCGCCAGGAAAGAACGGCATCAACGGCAGCAACGGCGTCGGAACGCCCGGAATCGCAGGCGCCAACGGAGCCGCCGGCCAGCAAGGAGCCCGCGGCGAAACCGGAGCCACCGGACCGCAAGGCCCACAAGGCGACACCGGGCCGGCAGGACCGCAAGGCGACAAGGGCGAGAAGGGCGATCCCGGGCCGGCATGCCCCGACGGCTACAGTCTCCAGACGCCCGCCTACGACCCGGACGCCCTCGTCTGCCGCAAGGACGGCGCACCGCAGCCCTCAGAGAAGAAGGGCCTACTCGGCTAGGAGCCGCCATGGACGAAGACCCTCCGCCGTTCTGGCTGTCGCCGCGGCCGTTCCTCGAACCCGACCTGCCGCCCCCGCCCGACGACGAGACCGAGTGACGACGCCCCTGCAGCTTCGGCTGTGGGGGCGCTTCTCCTTGCCCGGTCGCAGCGGGACTAGCGCATAACGTTCCCTTATGCGCTAGAATTTGACTATGCCTCAGCCCCTTGGAGACGCCGCCAAGCAGGCGTCAGATGTAGCTCCGGTCGAGTTCCTGTACGGCATCGAGGCCGAACACGGATCCGGACCCGACTGGGTACCGACGCGCGTCGTGAAGTTCCGCGTTACCAAGAAGACCGCACGTCGCATCTACTACCTCCCGCGAGAGTGGCGAGACGAGCAGCGCTTCGTGGACAGGCTCACGCTGGAGCGAGATGGCCAGGTCACCCGGAAGTCCGGCGGATGGTGGGAGTCCGACCTCACGGTGTACCTCGACCCGCCCGTCATTGAGCAGACGCAGAGCCCCGACCTGATTGAGCTGAAGGCGGCCATGGCCGCAGCGCATCCCGACCGAGGCGGAACTGATGAGGCGTTCATCGCTGCGCGCCAACGGTACGACCGCGCGCGAACGGCGTTGAGCGCGTGACCGAGCCCTACGACCCGCTGCCAGATCTCATCGACCGCGCCGAGAAGCGCCCCGACGGCATAGGGCAACTCAAGGACCTCGCCCGACTCGCTCTCCACTGGCACCGGGCTGAACTCGGCTGGGCGACCGACGGTGTCACGAAGGACCCAGAGACCGGAGAGCTGATGTACACGCTGTCCACTGGCTGCGCCTGCGGGTCTGGAGAGTTCCCCTGCCGCGCACGACGCCAGATCACGGCCATCTTCGGCGTGGAAGAGAAGGAACGCCGGTGACCGCCCACCTCCCCACCCAGTCGGCCGGGCAGTCGATCGCGCTGCCCGGCTCGGACCTGTTCGAAGAAGTCCGCCGCAAGCTCGTCGACGACCTCGGCATGGTGCAGGTCGACCGGCGCGGCCAAGAGCGCATCTACCGGCCCCGCGCCGAACTCGTCGCCGAAGCCGTCACCCCCGAGACGTTCGTCATGGTCATGGACTGGCTGTCCTCCACCCGGCGCGGCAGCCTCCAGACCAAACGCAACTACGTCGACGACATCCGCCGCGTCTGGGGCGGCTACGCGCAAGAACTGGGCCACGAGCGGTTCTTCCTCGGCTGCTTCACTGCCGACCACATCCGCGCCTGGCGCCTCCGCATGGAAGGCCGCGGGAACCCGCCGACGACGATCGCCCGCTACCTCAACGCGCTCTCCTCGCTCCACACCTACGCCGCCGAAAAGATCGACCTCCCCAAGAACCCCGTCACCCAAGACGACCGACCCAAAGTCGACAAGGGCAACACCTCCCGCAGCACCCCCGTACTGGAGGTCGAGGAGATCCAAGCCGTCGCCAACGCCGCAGAGAACGAGTTCGACGCCCTCGTCGTCCTCCTCCTCTACACCCTCGCCGGACGCGTCACCGAAATGGTCGCCGCCGACGTCGACAAGAGGATCGAACGCGGACGCCGCTCCTACCTCGACGTCACCCGCAAAGAACACAAGGAACGCATCCTCCCGCTCCCCGTCACCGTCGCCGAACTCCTCGACGCCCACACGGTCGGCCGCACCGAAGGCCCGCTCCTCCTCGACGCCGACGGCCGCCGGCTCGACCGGCACGACGTCGCCCGACTCCTCACCCGCCTCGGCCGCAAAGCCCGCGTCCTCACCTGCCCGGCCGTCGACAAGCCGGGGCACGCCTTCACCCGGTGCAAAATCTGCCGGAAGCTCACCCCCCACGTCCTCCGCGCCAGCCGAATCACCCACATGCTCGACGCCGGCGAACCCCTCGCCGAAGTCCAAGCCTTCGCCGACCACGACAACCCCGCCACCACCGTCGGCTACTGGAACCGCCGCAAGAAGGGCGAGCGGAACGCCGCCCACGTCGACGCAGCCGAAGCCCTGTTCGCCGGGATCACCGACCGCTTTCGCCCGATCGCCTGAACAAGCGAACGCCCCCGCAGTCGTCGGGCTGCGGGGGCGTGCATTGTTTGGTGCGGCCCGCCGGGCGGGTTTTCCCGCGCCCGTGTCGCTGCGAACGACCGCGGGCCGCCCGGACACGCTAAGCGGAATGTGGCCGTCCTGCCAGAGACCGGCGTCACATTTGCCTCGCGCTCGCCTCGCACCCCCATCAGGCGGGCGCTCGTGCGTCGGCCCTCGACTTGCCCCATAATTCGAACGCGCGCTCTAATCGACCCATGGGCCACTACAAGGTGCCGCACCTCACCGAAACCCAGGAGCGGATCCTCCGCTGCATCCGCCAGGCCATCGCCGACCGCGGCGAGGCGCCGACCGTGCAGGAGATCGGGGATCGGGTCGGCATGCGCAGCCGCGCCTCCGTGCACTACCAGCTGGGGGAACTGGAGACGAAGGGCGCGATCCGCCGCGAGCGCGGCCGACGCCGCGGGATCCGGCTGGCGTGATGGACGACCAGCGCTATCACCTCACCCTGTCGACCGGCGGCCGGCCCGTCATGCACGGGTGGTGGGGCAAGCGGGCGACGGCTGACGACAAGTTCCGCCGCTGGATCGGCGAGCACGGGACCGTCGACGGCGCCCGGGTCGTCCTCGTCGACGAGCAGGAGCAGCTGGTCCTCGCGTCCTGGCCCGACGAGGCGGACGGCCTGCCAGACTGATACCGCCCCCGTCGCAATCCCCCGTCGGCGGGGGCGCCTCGTTGTCAGTGGCCGCCCCTAGAGTGGACGTCAACATAACGACTAGCCAGTCGGGTTGTTGCTGATGCCCCGCCCCGGCGTGATGCACCGGGCGCGGGGCTCGCTGCTATCTAGGCCGCTGTCTCGTACCGCACGAGCGTCTTGAGTCCGAGCTCGACGTCCATCCGCCGCAGCCCGGACTCCGCCGCGAACGCGCCGACCGCCTCGTGTACGGCGCGCGCCGTGTCCAGGGTCAGCTCGCCACGCTGGATCTCAGCCCAGGAGGTGCGGGCCAGCGCGATCAGATCTTCAGGAAATTCGATAGATGCCACCGGGAGATCCTAGGCGGCGGTGGTCACGTCCCCGCGCTCGACCTGCCGCAGCTCGGCCAGCAGCAGCTGATACTCGGCCCGCCGCTCGGCATTGAGCGGCAGCGTGGGGTGTGTGCCCGGCCCCGTCCAGAGCGCACGGATCCGCGCGTTCAGCTCCGCAGCCGAGCGCGGAGAGCCGTCAGGCGGGGGAGTGGGGGGCATGGATCAAGCCTAGCGGCGCCCACTGTCAGCGGTCAGCCCTCTGCAGGCGGCTCGACGATGAACGTCCCCTTGCTGGCCACGGTCTGCGCCAGCCCGCGATCCCGCAGCTCCTGAATGACCCGCCGGGCTGTCCCGTAGGCGATCCGGTACTGGTCGGCGAGCTCCCGCTCTCCGGGAAGCCGCGCGCCCGGCTGTAGCTGCCCGGCCTCGATGCGGGCCTGGATGTTGTCGGCGACTTGCACGTACACGTACACGGGCGAGTTCGGATCCACCACCGACGCTTGATCATCCATGCCGTCAACGTAGGACGCCATGCACCCCCATGCGTCGACAGGAGGCCGCATGGTGCTGCATGTGGCGGTATGGAGCAGTGTGTAGCGGTAGCCTGCAATTGCAAGAGCCCCCGAGGCGCAGGCAGCGCACCCCAGGGGCAGTGCCGACGAACTGGAGCCGTCGACGTGGACGAGCGTAGAGAACCCCCACCCCCGCCCGTAACCCGGCCGCCGGTCATAACCTCGGTCGCCGGAAACCTCTCCCCTCTTCAGCAGGCCTACAGTCGCTACGTCACCCACACCACGAACTGCGACGTCTGCCGGGACCTCGACCGCGGGCGGTGCAAGGAGTCCGAGCGGCTGTGGAACGCCTACCGGGCGCAGGGGGATGAGGCGTACCAGCGGCTGTCCGAAGAGGCGTGACGGGATCTTGCCCGACAGGCACTAAACGGGCGCTGGCGTTGCCGCCAAGGTAAGCGCTGGCCACGGCTTGACCTGCGGTTACGGAAACGTGCGGGATACACAAGATGCGCGCAGATATATGCAACCTTCACACTTCCCTTACGACCTGCCGTGCTGTTGACTCGGACTCAAGTCGCAACGGAACAACTCCTTCCGGGCGTCCCCCTAGCCGTGGAAGAGGTCAGTGACGTGCACCCGCAGGGCGTGAGCAATGAGCAGCAGATCCGAATACTGCGGGTCCCGCACCGCGTTCTCGTAGCGCTGGATCGACCGCCGCTCCAAGCCGGCGAGGTGGGCGAGCTGCTCCTGCGATAACTCCGCCTGCCGTCGCAGATCGGCGATGCGGTGGCCGAGGGCTCTTCGGCGGTCGAGGACCCAGTCGGGTCGGGGATTGCGGCGGGCTGGCACCCGGGACACGCTTCGGCGTCAACGATCTTGTGTCAGTACCCAAATGGTCGCCACTTGAGAAAGATGGGAATCCGTGCGACGGACCGTCAGCCTCCCCGCGTAGAGCAGATGCGGGAGCCGCTCCATGGGGGCGGCACCTCGACGACACAGCGTGCAAGCCCTGCGACGCTCTGGCATATGCCGCAGGGCTCCAGGTAGTGTCTTGGAATCGAACGCCCGTTCGCTCGATCGGGTGAACAACGCCCAACCCGCGCTTCCCGCTGGCCTCAGCGGGAACTAGCGCAAGACCCCCAGCACCCCCTACACACGCACCCTCTGCGGGAGACGCTCCATGGACCGACAGCAGATCCTCGACCTCTACGAGTGGGAGCTAGGGGTCTGCTTCCGGCACCCCTCCAAAGGCGAGGTCCCGACGGCCCACGTCGAAACGATCCGCCCGCCGGCAGGAGGGCTGCAGGACGTTCGAGCTTGCAGCGAGTGCGTAGTCGACATGGAGGCGCACCGTCAGGCGACCGCCCTGCGCCACGGCGAGCCCTACTCCCCGGGACACCTGGCAGACTCGCAGGATGGACAACAGGCCTGACCGGAGGGCCGGTAGGGGTGGATTTCCGGGGAGCGTCTGGGGAGAATGGGCGGCGGGGGAGCGCTCGGGGGGCGCCAGGTTACTCGGTACCGTTCGACTGTGTTCCGCTAAGTTCTCCAGTGCTTCGCTGGTCAGCGGGGTGACGGAGACTCACCGAGCCAAAGCCCCAAGTCACGCTCCCCAGCGATGACATATGGAGAACATCTGGCTCCGTACCAAGAGGTACAACGCCTCCGGGAGCGTCGTCTCCGGTACGGGCGGGGTCTGCTATCTGTACTTCCCGGCGAAGCTTTCCCCAGCTCAGGAGCGTGCACTGGCCGCCGTGGGGGTCCGCTGAGCGCACAATGAGGGCCGCTCCCGATATCGTGGGAGAGGCCCTCATTCGCGTGATCGAAAGCGCCTGGGGAGTATCTGGGGAGATCTTTTAGGAAGATCCCTCGAACCAGTTCTGCATCGCCGTGCGGCCCCGCCCGTCTGCCTCCGGCATCATGTGCGCGTAGATCCTCAACGTGATCGACGCGTTCTCGTGCCCCAGCCACTGAGAGACTGCCACGATCGGCTCCCGCGCATCCAGCTGCACCGACGCGAACGTGTGCCGCAGGGCATGGAACCCGTTCTCCCGGCTCTCCGCGTAGGTCTTCACCGTGCGGGTCACACCGGGGCGCGACGCGATCGGCTGCTTCGTTACCTCAGGCGGTCCGATGACGCCCGCCCCCGAGAGGGCCGGCTTCCAGATGCGCGTGTCCCAGGCGTCTCGGCGCATCCCGCCCCCGTTCGGCCCGGGAAGGATGAGCGCGTGCTCCCGCGGCTCCCGCAGCTCCTTCTCGCGCTCCGTCTCGCCCGGGGCGGGGTTCGACCACGGCAGCTTCACCAACTGCGCGGGCCGTGCAGCCAGATGATCCGAAATACGCTTCAGGAGATACGACGGCACCGGCACGTCCCGCGTCTTCTGCCCCTTCGGCAGCGCGTAGCAGAGTTTGGATCCGACCTTCTTGATCTGCCGCCTGACGTGGATCCGCTCGTTCTCCTCGTCGATGTCCTCCAGGGCGAGCCCGAAGACCTCGCCGGCCCTCAGGCCGGCCCCGACGCCGATGTCGACGGCGATCTGGAACCGCGGGTCCATCGCCTTTTGAACGGCAAGCACCCGCTCCTTGTCCCAGGCGCGCGGCTTCGGTGACGGCCGCGAGGGGGGCCGCACCGACTGCTGGGAACGGCAGTAGTTTTTGGTGATCCGTTCGTCATCGACTGCCGACTGCAGGATCGAAGCCAGGTAGTGCCAGGCCTCATTGACCGTCCCCGGGCCGACGCCGCCTTTGAGCTCGGCGAGCCAGCGTTTCAGCTGGGGCGTCTTGACCGCGTTCAACTGCAGGTTGCCGAGGTGCGGAAGGATGTGCGTCCAGACCCGGCTGTGCACCGTGTTCGCCGTCGCCGGGTCGTCGTAGCCCTTGTTCGGCCACCACTCCTCCTCGATGTAGTCCCGGAGGAGGAGTTCGCCGCGGCGTGGATCGATGAACTCCCCTGCCGACGCCTGGTGCTGAGCCTTCGCCAGCCAGGCCTTCGCCCCCTTGACGCCGGTCAGGTTGTCGAAGGAGCGAGCCCGGACGCCGGGGATCCCGGCGACCTTGTAGCGCTTGCCCTGGCCGTTTCGGTCGGTGGGCAGGCTGCGCTTCCCATCGGGGCCCTTCTTGTACCAGCGGTCTTCGATGTATCCGGGCATGCGGTGTCCACTTCGTGGTTCGCGTCAGGCGGCGCGGCTGTCGGGCGAGTCCATGGTGATGATCTCCCCGTGCCACAGCTGGAACCACTGTCCTCCGGCCAGGAAGCGCTCGGTGGCGGGGTTCAGGGCGCGAACGAACTCTTCCGTTGTGGCGTTGGTTGAGACGTGGACCTTGACGAGTCCGCACGATTCACGGACCTCTACGCACCGGACGCGATCTATCTTGTCGTCGGGTTCGTACTCGACGGTGAGCGGGCTCTCGGGGGAGTCGGCGCTGATGATCTGGCCTCGCCAGATCTGGAACCAGCCGCAGTGGGCGAGGAACGCCTTGAGCGCGGCGTTGAGGGCCTCGGTGTACTGCTCTGCCGGAACGTCCGGATTGATCTTTACGCTGATGTGTCCGCGGGATTCGCGGATTTCGACGATCCGGCCTGGGTCGAGGTCTCTGGTTGCTTCGTAGACGACGCGCAGCATGCACCCTCCCGGTGTCACGGTACGCGTGGGCGCAATGCGCCGGACGCGCACGGTTGTGGAAGGGTACGCCGAGTGAGCGGACGTCGACAATCAGTTGAAGAGAATGTCTACTTGAGGACTTTTTCAGTCAACCTGCGACACGGGGCGCGACGCCACCGCTACTCGTTGTCGTGCCGCGCGCGCTCGTCGGCTTCAATCATCGCGCGCCAACGCCGCAGCTCAGGCTCAGACATGCCCGCCAAGTGGCCCACGATGATGCGAACGTTGTCGTTGTAGCCCGCAAGTTCCGTGGCCTCATATTCCAGCCACTGCGACGCTGCGGCGGCCTTGAGGCGCCGCTCGCTCACGTTGAGGGCCTTGGAGAGGGCCTTGATCTGCTTGGGGCTGGGGGAGTTCGCCGGCGGGTTGACGACGAGCCGTTGCAGGTAGGGCTTGGACAGCTTGGTGCCGGACTCGGGGTCGACGGCACGCTCGGACATCTTCTGGTAGGAGAGGCCTCGGTCGTTCGCGTCCTGGATGAGCTGCGAGAGCGCACCCCGGGGACTCGGCTCGTCCGTACCGGTTGCCCGGTCGGGGGCCGCTGCCGTCATGTCCTCTTCCTCTCGGGTCACGTCAGATACCGACTGTCTCTGTAGATACGTGCGGGCGCCCGAAAATTACCAGGTCAGTCAGTACAACCTTCCTGGATCCGAGACAGTTCGTCTACAAGTCGATGCTATCCAGCCAAGACTCTTACCGATACTCGACCCTCGGTCGTCTCGGATCTGTAGACGAAACGGCTCCACTGTGCTTTGCTGTGTTAGGCAAACACACCGCACCACTCGGGGGCATCGTGAGCCGACGTGCAAGCAGACGCTGGACCCTACGCAGCGTCGAGATCCTCAAGCACTACATGGAATTTCCGGGCCGAGGGCAATCCTTCTCGGTCCGCGGCCTGGCCGAAGACTCAGGGGTCAGTAAGGGCGTCATAGAGAACCTTCTGGCCGGCAGGCAGGACAACGCTGACGTCGATGATGCGACCGCCCTCTCGGAGGCCGTCGGTAGCGCGATCTTCCCCCTTTTCGCGCCTCCACCGTCTCCAGATATGAACCAAACGTCTCGTCCCCCCACCCCCATCAGTGAGGAATAGACCAATGCCGAACAAGCCCAAGCCCCCGCCGAAGGGCTGGCTCTGGAGTGAAGACGCCGCCGACTACCTGGGTGTCCACGTCGTCACCCTCTACCGCTGGCGACGCGACGACATCGGACCAGAAAGCAAGCGCCACGGTGCCCGTCGCTACCGCTACAAGATCAGCGAACTCGACGCCTGGATGAACGGCGACCACGCCGGCGCCAGCGAGATGAGCCACACCGCCGCCTAACGCGGCAAGCCCCCACCGCCGGGCTTCCACACACCGGCAGCAGGGGCCTCGCGGCCCGAGAGCCGCAGCGATCCACCCCGCAACCTCACGAAACGAAAGGGGCTTCACGTGCCTCGATCATCCCAGACTCCCAGGCCGAAGCCGCCGGTGCTGACGCCGGAGCAGAAGGCTCGCGCGATCGACCAGCGCAACGAGCAGGCCCGCACTCGCCCGGTCGCCCCCGTCCTCAAGGGCGCACCGAAGCCGACGGACGGTGCCCGATGAGCGACTACTCCGAGTCCGCTGCCCGGTTCGCCCGGGAGACGCGCGGCCACGAGATGACCGTCGAGCACGAGGACGGCTTGTACCGGCACCTCAAGTTCATGACCGAGGGGCGCGGCAGCATCGGCTCGTTCCAGCTGATCACGTGGCCGTACAACCTGGTCGTGAAGACGGGCTGGACGTTCCACTTCGACATCGACGCCACCCCGGACATGTTCGACCTGTTCCGGAACACCGCTTTCAGCGGCGAGATCAACCCGAGCTACTGGCAGGAGAAGGTCCGCGCGGGCCGCGACGAGATCGACGGCTTCTCCGACGGCCTGTTCGAGCAGCAGGTCAAGCAGCACGTCGTCGAAGCCATCCGTAGTGGCGACGCGCCGCGTGGCATCGGTGCCGAGGTCACCCGAGAGATCTTCGAGTGGGGCGACATCTCCCACGAGGCGGGCGCCCGACGGGCGTTGGAGGACTTCCGCTTCCAGGAGTGGACCTTCGGTGAGACGTGGGAGTGGAACTTCCGCGACTACACGCCGGGCTTCCTGCACTCGTGCCACGCGATCCGTCACGGCATCGACATGTACGACGCCGCCCCGAAGGCGGTGGCCGCGTGAACGCCGCCGAGTTCAACGCCCGCTACCCGATTGGTACTCCGGTCTTCGCCTACCCGGGCTGCCGCCCGGAGGACGACGCGAACGACGAGCGTCTCGTCACCTTCACCCGCAGCAAGGCGGAGGTGCTGGGCGGCCACACCGACGTCGTCTGGGTCGACGGGCACGGCGCCTGCATCGCCCTCGCCCACATCGACGTGCGGGCCGACGACGACGCGCCAGTCGGTATCACCAACCCCGCCCTGGCCGCCGGGATCGCCGAGCTGGGCGTCCCGCTGTCGGCGGACTGGGCGCCGCAGCCCGCCACCCCCCGCTGGCACCAGCTTCGCACCGAGCTGATCCGCACGTTCCGCCCCTACATGCCGGAGACGGCCGCGACCAAGGCAGTCGACACGCTCGACGAGGTGATCACGGAGGCGCTGCTGGAGGGCACCGCCGAGATCCGGCGCCTGAAGGACGAGCTGGAGCGGCGCACTGAAGACCTCGCCTTCCTGGAGCGGACCACTCTCCCGGAGCTGCGCCGCACGATCCAGCGCCACGAGGACGGCAAGAAGCGCTGGCGCGACCGGGCAGAAAAGGCGGAGGGCGAGCGTGCTCGCTTCAAGGCGGCCTGGCAGTCGGCCCGCTTCCGGGCGCAGGCCTACAGCGAGGGCATCCTCCGCGTCGTCAGCGACCGCGAGCAGTACCAGGTCTGGCTGAAGCAGGCCGAGGCCAAGCTCCTCAAGCTCCAGTACGGCTGCGAGACGCCCGAGAGCCACCTGCACGGCTGCTCCTGCATTCGGGCCGGGGGTGCGTCGTGAAGGCCTTCCAGACCCCCGCCCCGCACATCACCCGCGCGGACCGTGCGGCCGGCGAACTGGCCGCCGACATCCGGGCGATCGTCGCCCGTCAGCGCAACTGCCAGACCCTGGCCGACGCCGCCGCACACACACACTCCCCGTCCGACCGCATCGCCTACGCCCACGACGCATGGCTCCTCAGCCACCCCGATGGGGCGTGCTCCAGCGACGACGACTACCCGGCGTGGGCCACCGCTCTTGCCGCCCAGCCCACCTATTACCGCCCGTTGGAGGCGTCGTGACCCTCTCCGAGATCTACCTGAAGGCCGCCAAGGTCATCGAGTCGAACGGCCACGCCAAGGGCGACTTCTACAGCGTCCCCGAGAGCGGAGTCGGCATCGAGAAGAGCCGCAGCGAGTACCCGGTGTGTGCGGCCGGGGCCCTGTCGGTCGTCATCTTCGACGACCCGGTCCCGCCCTGCGAAGGAGAAGACGGGCGCGCCGAGTTCGAAGCGGTCGTCGCACGCCTGAACGCGCGCATCGAGGACTTCCACCTGTACAGCTTCCACGGCGAGCCGCCCGTGCTGCGGCTGACCGGCTGGAACGACGCCGCCGAACGCACCGCCGCCGACGTCATCGCCGCGTTCGAGCGCACTGCGAAGGCGGTGGCGTGATGGCGACCGTGATCGAACTCCGCCCGCTGGCCGACGACGTCGAGGAATCCCTCATCCTGCTGGACCGGGACTTCGCCGCCGTCTACGGCCCCGACATGGGCGTCTGGGCGAAGGGCGTGCGCGGGGAGCTGCTGGAGATGCAGCGGGCCCGCCGCACCGCCGACCGCGAGACGCACCCGCTGCACCCGCGACGGGCCTCGGCTTCCCGCCGGCGCAGGCACCTGAAGCAACTCTCGTGGCGTGTTCGCGCGATCGCGCCCGGGGCCATCACCGTCCTCGTCACGCCGCTGTGGACCGACACCACCGGAACCGGAGTCCGTCACGTCGTCGCCCGCGCCCTCACCGCCGACGGGCAGATCGTCAAGTTCCCGGCCGGCGGATCCCGGCAGATCACCGCACTGCTGCAAGGCGCCTACCCGGCCGCGAACTGGGACCACCCGCAGACGTGGAGCGCCGCCAACAACACCCTCACCGACCGCATCAGCAAGGCGGTCGCTTGATGGGCGCCGAGCTCACCGACTACAGCCCGAAGCCGACCACCGCCGAGGCAGACGAACAGCGCCGGGCCGCGGTCCGCATCGCCGACCAGTTCGGCAAGGAAAACCCGCACCCGCTCGACGACGAGGACCCGGCCCAGGCCGGACGTGAGCTGGCCAAAGACCCGGCCATCGCCGCCGGAATCCTCGAACTCGTCGCCCAGCTCGGCATCCGACCCGACCAGATCCGGAGGACGCCGTGATCCCGATCCCGTCCATCCTCGCCGCCGCCCACATCTCCGTGACCGGCTGGACCGTCCTCGCCGCCATGGGCTTCCTCGCCGTGTTCGGCACCCGCATCAGTGACCAGATCTCCAGGGGGAACCAGTGACCACTCGCACCCTTCCGCACGACGACTACATCAACGCCGTCACCGACGCGCTCACCGCCGCCAGCATGGAGCCCGCCGACGCGTGGACGTCCGACGGGGAGACCCGCGGCATCTACTGCTACCTCAACGCCGTCCTCACCCTCCACCCCGACACCTCCGGCCTCAACGCCGAACGGTGGCCGAACGGCCTGATCCTCAGCTGGGAATGGCACACCGGCATCGAGGACGGCGAGCCCGAACGCGGCCCGGTCTGGGAGTGGGCCGAACTCCGCCCCAACCACGGCGGCAACGACGAACCGGCCGCGCTCACCGCGGAGGGATACGCGGCTCCGGCCTACGTCGTCGAGAGCGTTCGCGCGCTGATCGAGCACCGCAACCAGTCCGTCACTGCCTCCCGCTGGGAGCGCGCCGACGAATTGAACGCGGCGTGCGAGGCGTGGGGCACGGACGAGGGGGCCGAGTCGTGAGCACCGCCATCTGGATCGCAGTCTCGCTGCCGTGTTGCGGGTGGCTGTCGATCGTCGCCCGCGAAATCCGCGACCTGCTCCAGCCCGCCAAGGAGGGCCAGTGACCACCCTGACCATCCCCACCGACGCCGAGGTTGCCGACCTCATCGGCAAGGCCGCCGACGTCATCGACACCAACGGCCACTGCAAGCGGGACCTGTACGACCACAAGCAGGCCGCGGGCGGCACCAAGCCCGCCGGCTGCCGGGTCGACATCATCGGCGCCCTCAACATCGCCGCACACGGCACGCCCGTCTACACCGGCCGCGACCTGCGGGTGTGGGCTGCCGAGCAGGCGATCCTCGCCCGCATCCCGGAAGCGGCGATCGTCTCCTGGAACGACGCCCGCGGCCACGGCAAGCGGGAAGCCGCCAAGCTGCTCCGCGACACCGCGGCCAGCCTGCGGGAGGTGGCGGCATGAGCGAGGACATCACCGCCTGTGGCGAATGCCGGGAGATGGCAGCAAGCCGTCCCTGGGTCCTGCGGGCCCTCGGTCACGATGTCTGCCTGAAGGCGATCCGCGCCGAGCGAGTCGCCGCCCGACGGTTCTGGATCCGCATCAACCCGCAGGGCTGCGTTGTGGGCTCGGCACTCGCCGAGTACGTCGGCGAGGACAGCACCGAAGGCGCACACGCCGAGTTCGTCCCCGACCGGCCGACACGCCTCTACGAGACGGCCCACGGCTGGCGCCACGAGCGCGTCAGCCACGCCGAGTGGAAGCAGCGTGCCGAGGCATGCCTGCTCGGTGAGTGCCAGCACCGGGAGCAGGTGGCGGCATGAGCCTCATCGTCACCGCGCCCGGCAAGCACACCGCCGCCTACCGCGAACTCGAAGCCCGCCTCGCCCAGGTGGAAGCCGACAACCAGGCGCTGATCGCCCGCAACGAAGAACTCGTCTGCGAGCTCACCAACGCCATCCTCTCGGCCAGCCGGTACTCCCTGCAGGCTGCCGCGGCCGAGGAGGAGAACGGTCGGCTGCTGAAGGCGAACGCCGACCTGCGGTACGCCACGATCCGCGCGAAGGCCGAGCAGGAGCGACTCCGGCAGGCCGTGGTCAATGCCCGGCCTCGTATCCGCGAGGTGCCGAGCGCCATGGTCCGCCCGTTCGCGCCGGTCGTCGTCCTGCCCTACGTCTCCCCGGTGCCGCACCGCTCGACCGCGAACGACGCGACGCAGCAGCTGCCGGTCCTCGACCGGCCGCAGCCGGCCGTCTGGCCCGTGTACGCGATGCCCGCCACCACCTGACCTGCCGACCGTGCGGCGATCCGCTCCCGCACGGTCGGCGGCCCAAGAAGAAACCCCCGCCGAGGTGAAGTCGGCGGGAGTCCACCACCCAGCATCCCACGAGAGGGAATCCGATGATCGGTGAGACCACCGACTACACGATGATCGTCCACGGCCAGCAGAAGTACACCGTGTCCGGCGCCGTGCAAGCAGCGCCCGGCCTGGTCGTCTTCCGGATGCCCGCCATCCAGTCGCTGAACAATCCGGCCCGCTGGCGGATCGGCCACCACGAAGGCCTCGCCATCGCCGAGTCGATGACCCGCGAGAACGCCTTCAAGGGCGTGCAGATCCTCGTCGAGTCCGGCATCGACTGGACGCAGGACACCGCGGACCTCAAGGAAGCCATCAACGACAAGGTGGCCCGCGACCTGTACGCGAAGCTCAGCCACGCCTGGTGCGACGAACCCGGCAGCAACTACATGCCCGGCGACGTCAGCAGCAACGGCACCTACACCGACGCGGACGTCGAGGAAGCGGCAACCGCGGCCAAGGCGGACGGCTTCAACGCCGCAGACATCCTCGTCGCGATGTCGCACACCGTGCCGTGGATGGGCCTCGACACCGAGGTCTTCAACGAAGCCCACAACCGGATCGCCGTCCTCGCCGACGCCGACTGACCAACACCTCCCATACCGCCGCGGTGTAGCGCGCCCCCCTCGCGCTCCGCGGCATCCAGGGCCTCGATCCCCGGAGCCCCCCCGCCCGGGGATCGAGGCCCCACCTCACGACACCCGAAAGCAGGAACCATGAGCACCAGCAGCCCCACCATTCCGCCGGACGTCGCCGCGCACGTCCTGTTCCACTACGGCCGCGAGGGCGGCTACCAGGCGGGCGGGTTCACCGAGAGCCTCGTCACGGCCATCGACCGGTCCGACCCCGCCAATCGAGACCGACTCGCCCTCGGCTTCCCCGAGTACGTCGCCGCCGTCGCCGCGGTCCAGTACGACCCGAACGGCGTCGCCCACCTCCAGGACATCGCCGCCGGACGGTGCACCCGCTGCAAGCAGGACGACGGGCCCATCACCGAGACCGGCCAGTGCGAGCCGTGCGCCCAGCCGATGCCCCTGGACGGTGTCGCGTGACCGAGCCCCGCCACGCCCACGACACCGACAACGGCCGGTACTACACCGACCCCGCCGGCGGCCCGGACCTCGTCTCCGTCACCAACGTCCTCGGCACCAGCGTCCACAAGCACGCGCTGATGCCGTGGGCCGTCAAGCTCACCGTCGAGTGGATCCTCGACCACCGCATGGAAGTCGCCCGACGTGCCATCACCGACCGGGCGGCCCTCACCAAGCAGCTCAAGCAGATCCACGTCGACGCGCGGGATACCGCCTCCGACCTCGGCACCCGCATCCACAAAGCAGCAGAGCAGCGGCTTCTCGGAGCGCCGTTCGCAGTCGACCGCGAAGTCGGCCCCTACCTCGCCCAGCTGGAGGCGTTCCTCGGCTTCTGGGGCGTCGACATCGACAAGCACGTCGAAGCCGCAGAGATCACCTGCCTGCACCGGCGCCTCGGCTACGCCGGAACCGCGGACCTCATGATCTGGCTGCCCACCGGTGAAGGGCGTGAGCTCGAACTGTGGCTGATCGACTTCAAGACGTCGGCCACCCGGTCCGCGAAGGCCGTCTACCCGGAGAACGCCCAGCAACTGGCCGCCCTCCGCTACTGCGAGACGGTCCTGCTCCCGGACGACACCGAGCAGCCGATGCCGGAGATCCAGAAGACCGGTGTCCTCAACCTGCGGGCCAAGTCCCACGCCCTCGTCGAGATGCCCGCCGGACGCGACGCCCACAAGGCCTTCCGCGGCGCTCTTGTCAACGCGCTGTGGCACCACGCCGCCCCCTCCTCCTATCCCGCCCTCCTTGCCCCGGACCAGCCCGTCCCGGCCCGGTGGCGCAACTTCCGAAAGGTGGCCTGACTATGGGCTCCCGAATCCGCACCGCGCAGAAGCAGGCCCGTGAACTGGGGCGACTGCGTACCGGCTACAGCCTCCCCAACCAGGACCCGAAGAAGCGGCCCCGGCCGGTGAAGTCGAAGACGTGGGTGATCAGCAGCCACGCCGAGCACTACGTGACGGCCGCCGCCGAAGCGTGGGGTGGCAAGGTCGAGCGCTGGCAGCCCCAGGGCAACGGCGCCCCGCAGTTCCGGGTGATCACCGAGGCCGAGCAGATCGAGGCGATCCTCCCGCCCGGAGACCCGCTGTCCCAGGCCAACGAGATGTGGAACAAGGGCGGATGCGCCCGCCGCTGCGACGGCGAAACCGAGCAGATCAGCCGCCACCCCTGCCTGTGCCTCGCCGAGCACGGCCCGGAATGGCACCTGCTGCGCCAGGACCTGTACACCAAGGACAAGGTGTGCGCCGCCACCTCCCGGCTGAACGTCGTCCTCCCGGACATGCCCGACGTCGGGGTATGGCGAGTGGAGACGCACTCCTGGTACGCGGCGAACGAACTCGCCGGGACCGTCGACATGGTGCTGTCCGGGACGGGCGGCAAGGGCCTGGTCCCGGTGACGTTGCGGATCGAGCCGCGCACTCGGGTGGCGGGCGGTCAGACCAAGCAGTTCCCGGTGGTTGTCGTCGAGATCCGCGGCGTGACCCCGCGGCAGGCGCTCACCGGGCCGCTGCCCATGGCGGTAGCGCTGGACCCGAGTGGCGGACAGGCAGTGGCGGCGATCGAGGCGCCGCGCCCGGACTATCTGGCCCTCGCCGAGGGCGCCCTCACCCCTGACGACGTCGGCGACGTGTACCGGCAGGCCAATGCCGCTGGCCACCTCAACGACCAGCTGATCGCCGACCTCAAGGTCATCTCCGACCGGCTGAAGGCCGAAGCCGAGCCGGTCGAGGCCGAGCTGGAGCCCGAAGGCGGCTGGCCCGCCGTCGCCCAAGTCCCCGTCCCGTAGCCCGCACACGCCGGAGGCCGCCCCGCGGGCAATGCGGGGCGGCCCCTCAACCCGACAAGGAAACCATCCCATGACTGGACCCGAGCACTACCGGGAGGCCGAACGCCTCCTCTCCGAAGCCGGCGTCGGCGGCGCCGAGGGCACCTACTTCGTCCGGCCGGAGTCGCTGGCCGCCGCCCAGGTGCACGCGACGCTCGCCGCAGCCGCCGCGACCGCCCTCGGCAGCACCCGCACGGGCGCTATGCCCGCCGCCGACTACGAGGCCTGGCGCGCCGCCGCTGGAGACGAGGCGGCCGGACGATGACCAAGCGTCTGTCTGTCGCCGAGCGGCTCGCCGCCGACACTCGCGACATCACCCTCAACGCCGTAGCCGACCAGTCGAGTTGGGACCGGTTCCTCGTCGAGCAGGCCGTCCTCGTGTACGGCGAGTCCCTCACCGAGTTCTCGGCAAACGACTTGCGGGATGTGCTGCCGGAGATGGGGCGTGGCTTCCTCGGTGCCGCCATCACCTCCCTGCGCTCGGCCGGAGTCATCGCCCGCATTGAGCAGACGGTGCCGTCCACCTCGAAGCGCACCAAGGGGCACGGGCTGCGCGTCTGGCAGCTGACCGACAAGGGCCGGGCCATCGCCGCCCAGCGCCGCGCCGCCCGCAACGAGCAGCGAAAGGCGGCGGCGTGATGGACAAGCCGTACCGCATTCTCGTGACCGGCTCGCGGGATTGGACCGACGTCGACCAGGTCTGGCTCGGGCTCGGCAACGCCGTCGGCGCGATCCACCGCGACGCCATCCACCGCGAGATCGTCATCGTCCACGGCGACTGCCCGCGCGGCGCCGACGCCATCGCCGATGACTGGGGCCGCAAGTACGGCGCCACCATCGAACGCCACCCCGCGAACTGGCAGATCAACGGCAAGCGCGCCGGGTTCATCCGCAACCAGAAGATGGTCAACCTCGGCGCCGACGTGGTCCTCGCCTTCATCAAGAACGGCAGCCGCGGGGCCAGCCACACCGCGGCCCTCGCCGAGCAGGCCGGGATCACCGTCAGGCGGTGGACGGCGTGAAGGACATCGCCCTCTTCCTCGCCTGCCTCGCGCTCATGGCCGGTATCGCCGCTGTCGCCTACGCCTCCATCGCCGGGAGGCGGACATGAGGGACAACCTGGCCGCCGTCCTCGACGCCGCCTACTGGGGCCTGGCCATAACCGTGACGATCCTCGCCGTCACCACCGCGGCCGTGACCGTCATCGCCGGCTACTGGACCACCCACTGCGCCATCTGGGCCGGACGGCGGATGCGGCACCACTGGGACCTCGCCCGCATGCAAAGCCGGCCCGCACCACGACAGACCGCCAGCGAACAAGCAGTCCTCGACTACCTCACCATCCGCGTCACCTGGAACCAACCCACACGAGAGGAGGCACGACCGTGACCACCGCCGTCCGCGAAGCCCCCCACCACAACACCCTGTACTGCTACAGCGACTTCAACTGCCGACGGGCCGCCTGCGTCGAGCGCAAGCTGGAGTGGGAGCGGAACAACAGGCGTCGCCTGCGCGAAGGCCGCCCCGCCCTCATCGACGCCGAACCCGTCCGTCAGCACGTCCTCCAACTCCAGGCCGAAAATGTCACCATCTACAGCATTGCCGCCGCAGCCGGCGTCGACCAGTGGACCATTCGCTCCCTCTTCCCCGGCCCGAACCGCGGCAGGAAGAACAGCGTCTCCCCGGAGATCGCCCGCAAGATCCTCGCCGTCACCGCCGACCACGCCATGCCCGGCTACACCGACGGCACCGGCACCCGACGCCGCATCCAAGCCCTCATCGCCATCGGCTGGCCCGTGCGCCGAGTCGGCGAACAGCTCGGCCTCAACGCGACCTACGCAGGCGAGCTGATACGCCGCACCGAGCAGGGCAAGCCCATCTACCTCGCCACCGCCACCAAGGTCGCAGAAGCCTACGAGACGGCCCGCCACCGCTCCCCCGAGGACTGTGGCGTCAGCACCGCCACCGCGAACAGGAAGCGCGACCAGGCCAAGGTCGAACGCTGGCCCACACCCCGCTACTGGGACGAGCACCCCGGCGACATCGACGACCCGCACTTCGAGCCCATGTATCGGGTCACCCGCCGGGAAATCATCGCCCAGGACGCCAACTTGATCATGCGGACGACCGGCCTCGACCGGCACGCCGCCGCAGCCCGCCTCGGCGTCGACAAGTCCTACGTCGACCACGCCTTCCGCGACCACCCCGAGTACGCGATCGAGGTGGCGGCGTGAGCGAGCAGCGACGGATCACCGTCACCCCGCCGCCCCGCCCCAAGGTCACGCCCTACGAGTGCGACACCGGCCGGCCCGTCTGCGGCAAACCCGCCCGGCTGTACGCCGTCGGCTGGCGCTGCGAACTACACAACCCCGCCGGCTGGGCCGCACACCTCGCAGCCCAAGCCGACCAGGCCTAGCCCGGACACGACGAAGCCCCGCCGTACAGGCGGGGCCTGAAGGAGAGGAGGAGACGTGACGTCAGTCGGAAGTTGCGGCCTCGCGCAGCCGGCGCTTGTGGGCAGCGACCTGCGCCTTGATGTACATGCGCAGGTCGTCGGACCGGGAGATGCCCTTGTCCTCGCACGCAGCGCCGTAAGCGTCCCAGGTCTCTTTGTCGAGACGGAAGACGCGGTTGGGCATGGGGTCGCGGGTTGCCATGGCAAAAGGCTAGCCGATGCATATGCGATCCGTCGACCCGACGCGAGCGGGAAGTCTCGCGAATCGCATATGCGTTGCCTATGCGTTTCCCGCGCACTCCTGGTAGCGTTCTGCATATGCGAATTGGGCTCGCAGACCAGCCGTACCAAGGGTCCCCTGCGGTCCATCCGGCACGCCTCAACGCATCGGAAGGGCCCGTGACACGCCACCTCCGCCTCGTCCATGACGAGCCAGAACCCGAGCCCTACGAGGTCACCGCCACCCCCGACTGGCCCCCCGTCGCAATACCCGGCCGCCCCGGCTGGTGGCGGCACTCCATCGACGGCCAGCAAGTCGACCTCCCCACCAACGACCAGACGAACTGAAAGGAGGACCGCGTGAACGAGATAGCCCTCCCGACACACGAGGAAGCACGCGCCCTCACCGACCGCATCAAGATCGCAGTCGAAGGAACGTGGCAGCTCATCCGTGAGGCCTACACCAGCCGCACCTGGGCGGTCCTCGGCTACGACAGCTGGGACGCGTACTGCGCCGGCGAGTTCGGGGAGACCCGGCTGAAGCTCCCGCGGGAGGAACGGCAGGAAATCGTCGCCTCGCTGCGGGATAGCGGGCTCAGCATCCGAGCAATCGCGTCGGCGGCCGGGACCGGTACGCGGCAGGTGCAGGAGGCACTCCGCGGCCACGTGTATTCCGAGACCACACCTCCCCAAGTCTTGGGCACCGACGGCAAGACGTACACGGTCACCCGTGAGCCGCAGGTCGTGGACGCCGAGCTGGTCGACGAGCCCGCGCCCCGCACCTACAGCGCCCCGCCCACACCCGAGCGTGCACCGGACCCTCAGCGCCGCGTCGACGCATCCCGCACGGTCCTCGTCGCCCTCACCGAACTTCGCCAGATGCGCGAGTCCCTGCAAGCCCTCACCGCAGCGCAACTCGCCCGTCAAGACGAAGAGACGCGCCGCATCTGGGCGGCACGCCTCAACACCGAACTGGAAGCCCTGCATGGCTTCCACGACTCACTCATCAAGGAGAACAGTAAGTGACCGACAACTTCGCCACCTTCGACCTCGGCGAGTACAACCTGCCGTCCATCACCATAGAACTGATCGATGTCACCCCGGAGCTTGCCCAGCAGTGGCTCCTGCGGAACATCAAGAACCGCAACCTGCGCAAGGGCATCGTCGCTCAGTACGGACGCGATATGGCCGCCGGCGAGTGGGCCATCAACGGGTCGACCGTGGTCTTCGACGACAACGACATCCTCATCGATGGGCAGCACCGGCTTAACGCCATCGCGGGCTGCGACACCCTCGGAGCTTCCTTCCCGACCCTCGTCGTCCGCGGCGTCACGGAAAAGGCCAAGCGCACCATCGACGGCGGCGCCAAGCGCAAAATGGCCGACCGCTTGAAGATCGACGACACCCAAGCCAGCCCGACCATCCTCGCGTCTCTCCTGCGCCGAGCCCACATGTGGGACAGGGGTGTCTACGTCAATGTCGGCGGCAGCTCACCGAGCGCGGCCGAGATGTACGCCTACCTGGAGAACAACCCCGGCGTGCTCTGGTCGTCAGAGTTCGCGGGGTCGGTCCGGCGGCGCGTCCTCGCCCCGACTTCCGTGGTGGCCATCGCCCACTGGGTCACGTCACGGGTCAGCAGCGGCGACGCTAAGTGGTTCTTCGACCAGCTGATTGAACCCACCGAGCTGCCCGCAGGACACGCCATTCACGCCCTGAACAAGAAGCTCAAGGCGGAGGTGAGTCGTGTCGGCCGGGCCAACGAGACGGAACTGCTCGCCGCCTTCGTCATCGCGTGGAACGCGTACCGCAAGGGCCGAAGCGTCTCGGCGATTCGGATGCCCAATGGCGGCCTGAAGAACAGCACCTTCCCCCTCCCGAAGTAGCCGTACCGCGGGGCCGGTCACGGCCGGCCCCGCCCGTCTTCAGCCATCCGTACCGCTCGAAGGAAGACCGCCACATGCCGCGCATTCGCACTGTGAAGCCCGAGTTTTGGGAGGACGAGCTCCTCGGAGTCATGCCGCGCGATGCCCGGCTGTTGTTCATCGCGACGTTCAACATGGCGGACGACGAGGGGATCCTGCGCTGGACGCCGGCCTACATCAAGGCGCAGGCCTTCATGTACGACGACGACCTCACGCTCAAGGACGTCGACCAGCTCATGCGGTGCCTCACTGACACGGGCCTCGTCTTCCCGTTCATCGGCGGCGTGGCCAAGCAGCAGATGGCGCTGGTCGTCAACTTCCGTAAGCACCAGCGGATCAACCGGCCACAGAAGAGCAAGCTGCCGCCACCTTCGGTGGGGGCCTGGCAGACGCGTGAGATGTACGCCCGCCGGGACGGCTGGATGTGCCAGCTGTGCGGCTGCGAGATCCCGCGGCGGATCGTCAGCAACGACGACCACAACCTGGCTGTCGACCACATCCGACCGGTGGCCGCCGGGGGCACTGATCACCCGTCCAACGTGCGTGCCGCGCACCAGGCGTGCGAGCGGAGCCGTCGCGGCTCACGGGATGGGGAGGAGTTCATTCCGCCCCAGAACCTCGCAGGCCTTGAGGATTCACTGAATGATTCAGTGAACCGTTCAGTGAATGACTCAGTGAACGAATCTTACGCACCGTCCAACTTTGAGGCTGAGACGGGTACGCACGGTGACTTTTCTTCACTGAACCATTCACTGACGGAAGGGAAGGGAAGGGAAGGGAAAGGAAGGGAAGGGAACACCCCCCTACCCCCCCGTGAGTCGTCCGGTGAACCCGCCGTCGTGCAGACGGAAAGGGCGCTCCCAGACCGGATGACCGACGCCTTCCTCGAGCGCTTCGCCCGCGGCAACTCCTACAAGCGCCGCCAGGTCCGAACCACCATCGCCGACGCGCTCGCGAACGACACCGACTCCAGCGAGCTGTGGCGCGCCCTCGAGCGCCTTGGCGAGACCAGCAAGCCGGTCACCGCCAACACCCTCCAGTTCGCCTTCTCCGACATCCGGAAGAACACCCAGCACAGCAACGTCATCGCCCTCGCCTCTGGCCAGCCGCTCCCGGGCACGGACAGCAACCTCGCCGGCTGGGGCGCCGTCGCCGCATCCCTTGCCACCTACGACTCCGAGGACTCCGCATGAATCCACGCGAGGCTGCCGAACTGCTGGGCCATTGCGCAGCGTTCGACAACCGCAAGCCCAGCCAGGGCGCCGCCATTGCCTGGGCCGCCGCCCTCCACGACGTCCCGCTGGACGACGATGCCAAGGCTGCCGTTGCCAGCTACTACACGACCCCGCCGAAGGATCCTGACGGCAAGCTGTGGATCCTGCCGCATCACGTCCGCACCCTCCGCACGAAGATCCGCAGTGCCCGTTTGGAGAACTTCCAGTACGAGCCGATCGCCGACGAAACGGTGCCCGAGTACCTGGCCCGCCTTCGCGGCCAGACGCAGGCGATCGCTTCCGGCCGGGTCGCAGCGCCGACCGGCCGGCTGGCGCTCGAGGGTGGTCCGCACCGGGATGTGGTGCTCGAGCTCGAGGCGGCCCGCATCGGCGCCCTGCCCGACGAGGAGGTTGAGCTCGTCGACAAGGTTCGCCGGTCGGGTCCGCTCGGCATCGTCTGCCCGAAGCCGGAGTGCAAGGCGGAGATCGGACGGCCGTGCAAGACGCCGGGCGGCAACAGCAGGCAGCCGCTAGGTAAGCCGCGCCTCAACCCGCACTCGGCCCGCGTCCGAGCAGCGGCCGGTAATGGCGGGCTCACCGTCGAGCAGGCGACCGCGCAGGAGCAGCGGGTGCGGGCGGCCACCGACCGGCACTTCGCCAACCGGGACGCCGACATCCCGGACGCCGTGATCGTCGACGAGGAGGCCGCATCGTGACCGCCGACTGGACACCCGAGCCGACCGACATTGCGGCGATCCGCGAAGCCCGCCGCAACGGCAGCCTCCGCGCTCAACTCCGCCAGCAGATCGGTGAAGGCCGCGCCCGCCTCGAAGCCGTCCCCGTCAAGCGGTGGTCGAACGGCACCCGCCGTGATCTCAACGGCGTCACCTGCCCGCACTGCGCCGCCGGCCCCGACCAGCGCTGCCACCTCCGCACCCGGGACCAGACGTTGCCGAAGCCGCATCAGCAGCGCCTCGCCGCCTGGGCGCAGTTGGTCGCCTGCTGCACCACCTGCCAGGCCGCACCCGGGACCCGCTGCCACCTCGACGGCACGCCGCTCCCCGCCCACACCGTCCATGCCCGCCGCTACCAGGAAGCCGAGGCCGCCGCCGCATGAGCCCCTACGACCGCCTGATGGCGGAGGCCCTGCCGACCGGCACCTTCGGCCGAGCCGAACCCGCCCGCCCCCGCCAGGCCGAGCGGGGCTCCCTGTGGACGCCCGCCGAGCAGGCCGACCACGTCGCCACCCTCGAAGCCGAGTTGGACCGGCTCGAAGGCCGCGGCACCGGCAAGCCGAAGCTGCGACTCATCGAAGGAGAAGCCGCGTGACGAACCTCAGCCTCTGCTCCGGCTACGGCGGACTCGACCTCGCCGTCGAGCAGATCACTGGCAACAAGACCCTCGTCTATGCCGAGAACGACAAGTTCGCCGCCCAGGTGATGGCCGCCCGCTTCCCGTGGGCCACCAACCTCGGCGACATCAGCAAGGTCCGCTGGGTCGAAGTCGCCCAGGACCACCAGATCGACTCACTGTCAGCCGGCTTCCCCTGCCGGAACATCTCCAACGCTGGAACGAGGGACGGAATCAATGGCCAATGGTCGAAGGTCTGGAAGAACGTCGCTGCGGCTGTGGGCGTCTTTCGACCGCGCATCGTCTTCCTGGAAAACGTTCAGGCGATCCTCTCGCGCGGCCTCGACGTCGTCGCCCAAGATCTGGCCGAAATCGGGTATGACGCGCGGTGGACTTGTCTACCAGCTGCAGAAATCGGGTCCCCGCACCTCCGCCGGCGCTGGTTCTGCGTCGCGCACCCCGCTGCTTCCGACCCCGAGCGCAGCGGACGGTACCGGTGGCCCGGGGACCTCGCCGAAGCGCAAGGGCGGACTGAACCTGCGGACCGCGGTGACGAGACTGCCGGGGGACTGAGGCTGCTGCCCACCCCGAAGGCCAGCGACGGCCCCAACGGAGGGCCCAACCAGCGCGACGGCGCCGGGAACTACTACCTGCCCGGGATAGCCGTCCGTCTCGACTCCCGCTGGGTCTCCGTCGACGGCGTCGACTACGGGCCGGCGATTCGGCGGTGGGAGAACGTCCTCGGCCGTCACGCCCCGGCGCCCACGGAGCGCACCCGAGGTGACGGGCGGGGTCTCTCGCCGCGGTTCGTCGAGTGGCTGATGGGCGCCGACGACGGCTGGTTCACCGATCCCGAACTCGGCATCCCGCGCGCCCAGCAAATCAAGATCGGCGGCAACGGGGCCATGACCCGCCAGGCCGTCGAGGGCTACCGCCGGCTCCTCACCGCCGACCTCGGCGCGATGGCCGCGTGACCTCGCCCGTTGTTTGCCGCCCGACCCTCGGGCCGGGGAAACGGCGCACACCAGCCCGACCGTCAGGCCCGCCCGCAGTAGGCACAAACCCCAGCGAACCGCCCACCAGACAAGGAACCCCATGACCGACCAGAAGCTCAGTGACCCCCGAGTCCTGGCGCTCGCCAAGGCGCGCCAGCAGATCACACACGAGAACACCACCCATGCGGTCCCGCAGTGGGACGGCCTCTCGAAGGGCGGGCAGCAGATCAGGCTCCAGGAAGCCGCAGCCTGGCTGCGTGCCGCAGTCGAGGCCGGGATCGCCCCGCTCGCCGACCGGCCGACGGACAAGCACGAGGCCGTGTACGTCGACGACGAGGGATTCCTCTACGGCGAGTACCGCACCGTCCCGCCGTCCGACTCGATCGTCCGCCTGGTGTGGGCCAGCGAGATGGCCGAGTCGAAGGAAGACCTGGAGCACCACGGCGTCGAGTTCCGGCTCATCGGCTGGAGTCAGTGACCACACGCAGCACCGGCCGCCGCCTGCCCTACAGGCGGCGGCCGGCCCGGACATCCTCTCGCACGATCAAGGAGCCACACCATGACCGACCCCCGCATCGCTGTCCTATCCGCCCTGTCCTCGCCCGGCTGGCATCCCGTCCCGGAAGCGCACGGCATGCCGTGGGATGAGGCCGTGGCGCTGCTCGACGCCTACGACGCATCCCGGGCCGCTGCGCCTGCCGCTGCACCGTCTGCGCCCGCCGACCGGGCCA